ATGGAGAGGCACATCATTATTCTGTACGTTATCAAAAAAATTCGTTACTTTTGCAAACCGATCCGCCTGAAGCGGCGTGTAGGTAAAAAGTAGCAAAGAAGACAGAGGTGTTAGCTCTGTCAACATATTAAGAGTGGATTTACTCTTTCGCCTAACCGAAATTCTTGCGACCCATTGGGGTAACTCAGTGGTGAATTTACATCCGGCAAAGATAAGTCTTACTCAAAGGCGTGTTACGGTCATTTCCGTAGCATCCTTTGGGCGTAGGATGACTTGTCTGGGTGTAGGGTTTCGCAAGACCCTCGGTTAGGATCGGTTTCTTCTGCGCCCTTTTTACGTCCCAGTCTTCGGCGGCAACAACTCTTAAACCGTAAGCGTCATGTTACGTTTAATCGAAGACCCGGATAAATCCGCCCTTTGTATCGGACACATAAGTCAGGGCAGGTATGAGGCCATGAAGTCGGCCCCGGATGTATGGCATCGTTATCGCTGCCGGTTCGGTTCTCTCTTCCGGGATTTGGCAGCCGAAGGGATCGACACCTACCTCTATTCGTCGTGGGATTTTTTCGACATCGTATCGGCGGACGTATTACAGAAGATCAAATCGGATCTTATTGCCAACTTCGGCTGCCGGTATGTGTACTCAATGGGCGTCTTCGAGACCAGCCGCCCGATATTGCAAACTCCTCTCTGCACCGACTATTTCGATGAGATAATCGTTCCTCAACAGGACGACTCCCGCCTTACGCGAAACATCCTGTTCCGGGACTTGCTGTCGAACGTCTCTACCGTAGTGTACGACAATGCCGAGCACGATCCGTTCGTACAATCCGTACTGGATCATGCCCGGCAACGTAACAAGCGTTTGCTGGAGGTGTGACGATCATCGGCCGCAAGCGGCCGTTTTCTACTTGTATCGTCCATCTATCGGGCGGATGCGGGTTTCTACCCGTCCGTCCTTCAAAATGCTGTTTATGGCCTGAAAAATCGGGTATTTCTCAATCCCCGCGATCTTGAGCGCCCGCAGCACCATGTGATCGTCGAGCAGCGTCAGGTAATCGCGCTCCGTTATGGTCACGTATTTCGTGTTTCCTGTCAGTTTCTTTGCCATCGTCGTATCGATTGAAAAGTACCTTCCAGTCCGAGGATGGTTGGAAAGTGCTTCGAGATTGTCATTTCAGTCCGAAGTCGGCCGGGATTTCTCCCCATCGGACATTGTCCCAATGCCTGACTTCGATCGTGTCGATTGCCGCCGACTGGGTTTGGAGGAATACCTCGGCCTTGAAGAGATCCGCAGATTTACGGCGTGAGCCCGTGCGTTTCTCCCTGAACCACGCGATCGCCGTCCGGCTGTCAGTATAGATCGTTCTGGGAGTATAGCCGCGCTCCATGATCCATTTCGCAGCGGCGACTATCCCCAGAAACTCTCCGACATTTACCGTTTGGTTCCCTAAATCTTCATGGAAAATTTCAGCTCCATTTTTCAGGTCGACGCCCCGGAAGCGGGTCTTGCCCAATTTGGCCGAGTGGGACGCATCCGTGGCGATCCCTTCCGTCGGGCGGCTCATCGCCGGACGATATATCCGTCCAGTTCCATGCGTTCGAGCAACCGGTCCGCCGCTTCCCGGAATTTCTCGATAACCGCCTCCGGATCGAGCAGATCATCCCTCCCCCTCAATGCCTTTTCGGCTCCGTCGATAGTCCGGCTCGCCGGCGAGTTGCCGCCCAGCGGATCGAAGTAGATGATCTTGTGACCGAAGATTACCCGTACCTGATATACGGACTTCGGTATGACGATGGTTTCGATGTTCGCGTCGTATTTCGGTCGTGTTGCCGAGATGACGATGAATCCGTGTCCGGTTCTCATCGGCCGCAGCTCGACCTCGTATACGACGTTCGGTTTGATGAGTCCCTTCAGATCGGGCGCCAGCAGGCAGATCTTTTTGGGACAGTCGTCTTTTTCGCTTACGCCCCGCAGGCGCCATGTCGTAGAACTTCGGGAGACGAACCCGATAATTTCTTTGGTGTCTTTCGACTCTTCGAATTTGAGTTTGATGCGCTCAATACCCATAGTGTTTCCATTGCTTCAAAATTCGATCTCATACTATCAAGTTTATTAAATCTGTACCGGTCAATTAAAGGACAAACCCCTTACAAATATACCCGAAACGAAGCGCAGAAACAAGTTTTTTGCATATATTTTTTACGTGTAACTATTTAGTATTGACAATATTTCAATAATTATTCATTGTAACCTTTCGTCCTCCGAGAAATGACTGAAATGTTCGTCAGTGTCAGAGAATTGGTGCATGCCGTAACACTTGTAGTACCGGTATCTCTTAGGTCCCGTCGAATCTGTATAGTAAATATCTTCGTCCTTGATGTAGAGGATCCCCTGCTCGGTCTCGGGATCGTAGTGTTTCGCCCAGTTTTTGATACGGGGATTCTCGCCGAAGTAAAGCCCTTTCTTCTGACGGCCAGAAACGAAGACGTTGTGGATGCGTACGTCGGCCGGATCGAAGCGCTTGGCGAAGTTCGCGAAATCGTAAATATCCGTGTAGAGCATGTCCCCGAACTTTCGCGGAGCCAACTCGGACATCCTGTCGATGGAGTCGCGCGTGGCCGGCCGGGAGCATATCTCTTCGTAGCGCGCTTTGGTCACGCTGTTTATGGTGGCATAGTTCACCCGGAATCCGTTCCCGTTGCTGTCCGCCACCAGCACCTCGCGTACGAGTTCCCGGCTTTTGACCGTCGAACGATCCAGCGGGTCTTCTTCAGGCGTAAAGACGGCGACCAGAATACCGATCAGGACGATCAGCCCGAGAAATATCCATTTGCTGATCCCCAGCAAGGCCAGCGTGCGGTACTGCCGTCGTTCATTTTGATCATTCATCCACTTCATATTATTTGAATTTACAGGGTCATCATTATTTGAATTGGAAAGAGTCGTACACGCCTTCCATGTCGTTGTTTGGGACGCCGATGTAACGCTCAGTGGTTTGCAGGTCGCGGTGCCGGAACGTGCGGTTGACGATCATCAAGCCGTATTCCGTTTTGCCGTGGTCTTCGTAGACTTTCTTTCCGAGCGTTTTGCGCAACGAATGTGAAGAAAAATGACAGACGGGGAGCTCGTACTTTTCCTTATAGCACCGCAGATGGTAGTTGATGGCCTGCGTGGTATAAGCTCGTCCGGTGCGCTTGCTGACGAAGACGAGCTGTTTGAGTTCGGGCCTGCCCATGCGGTCGTAGTATTCGAGGTACTTGCGCCGCACCGAGTCGTTGATCTTCACGCGGCGGCTCTTGCCGGTCTTGATTTCGTCTACGAAGCACAGGTCTCCGGCGAGAAGATTCTCCCATGTCAGGTTCTTCACGTCGCTCACGCGCAGACCCATCGTGCAGGCGATGATGCAGAACAGCGCCCAGCGGTATTGTTTGTCCCGTTCCAGATACTCGATCAGCCGGTAATAGTCGACGCTTTCGAGCGGTTCGGCGGTCGTGGATACTCCTTTTGCTGCCATACGATATATGGGTTAAGGTTGAACAATGGTTAGTTTTCTGGGATTGTACATTTTCTGTAATTACATTTTGTGTTATTACATAAAATGTATCACATAGGTAAAGACGCTCCCTGTACTACGGGCTGAATATGTACTGACTTACCAAACAATCACTCCATAGACTAAATATGGATGGAGAACGTTATATAAGTGATGGTACGAATCGTGGTGTTTAATTTGCTCGTAGTATTACTGAAAGCGTTCAAAAAATTGTAGGTAGAGCGAATCATTGCGGTAGTGGAGTTGTTATTGCTCGAAAAAATCACTATCTTTGCACAGTTACAATCCCGAAAGGAGGTAATGAATGAAAATGTTTAATAAGAAAAAAGCACAAAAAGAGCAAGTTCTCGCGGCTGTAAACAAGGCGATCGCAGATAAAAATGCGTGGTTAAATTGTGTTCGGCAGGGGAAGCCGCTTTCTTCACTCAAAGAGCAAGGTGTTGTGCTGTCTAAGTTAAGATAGTAACTTTTCTATGTCTTTGCAGGAGCAGGACGTACTCACTTTAGATATAGACAAGATCAACACTCTTTCGCCTTATGTCGTTACTTACGATGAAGGTGAAAGGGCGTTTGTTTTTGTTACTGCCAATGGGCAGAATTGTTATGTGTCGTTCAGCCCGGACGGAGGTGTTTTGCCCAATATCGACCAAGTGTATTACTTGCTTGTTGAAACCCATCCAACACTTTCTGCATCGGAAGATCCATCTATCCGACAGACAATCACAGCTATCCTGACGGTTTTTTTCGACAACGACAATCGTGTTTTAGCCTACTTTTGCGATTTTCAGAATCAATTTGAGGATCGGCATCCCACGCCATACCCGATGCAGACATTGCGGGACAGATTGTTCAATTTTTGGTATATAAAAGCGAATCAAGATGGCTTGTACGAAAAACTGAACGCTACGATCAACCGGGATGGAACCCCCAATCACGTCGCCGTTATTTACAGCCGAAATTATCCCCATAAAAAAGTATTAACCAGAAATTTCTCGAAGCTGATCGACTACCTCACATCTGATGTGGAGAAACCATAAGTGCAGAGATGACGCAAATGATAACCCGGATAGAAAACGAACAGTACAATGCGGCCATGACCCGCATAGAGGAACTTATGCCGCTGGTTACGGAAGCGACTCCGGAGGACCGAAATTCCATCGAGTTGGTTTTGTTGTCCAATTTGGTAGCGGATTACGAACAGGAACGATATCCCATCAAGTCCGATCGGTAGCCAGATCAAAAATGCTCCCACCACACCGATGCGTGATGGGAGCATAATTTTTACTGGAGTATTTCCAGTATGTGTGTGGCCTACTGAAGTTGAATATTCATGCCTAAAGCACCTGCGATACGAATCAGAGAAGAGAGTTGCAGATCGACCTCGCCCTTTTCGACACGGGCGATGTAGCTTTGTTTCACGCCGACTTTTTCGGCCAGCGTCGCTTGCGACATCTTCAGAGTTTTACGGCGATCCCGTAATATTTCACCATAGAACCATGCCGTAGCTTTGGCTTCCATTGCGGTACGTTCAGGACTGTCTTTAGGCCCGACATACTGCTCCATCAACTCTTCCGAGCTATGGAATTTCTCCTTGAGTTTGTTTTTGTCTACCGGTCGCATTATTCTATCTCCTTTAACATTTTTTTCGGCAATTTCGATCTGTTTGCGATAATCTTTCGTGGACTTCTTCAGGAAGCTGTTCAATAGGTAGATCTCTGTCGCCGTCATAAAATTATCGCTGTTCATCGCAAAAAGGATTGTCCTGTATTCGTTGTATCCTACCGAAACACGCATTTCGTACAGATCGGTACCTTCCAGCTTCTTGACGTATTTGGTCGGCAACAGTTGCACTGTTTCGACGATCTGAATTGTCCAGATATATTTTTCCCGCACCCGATGTTCGAGCCGTTCGAAAAATGCGTTGAACTCATCCGAATAAAAGACCTCCCTTATTTTCTTCTCTGCCATAAATCAGAAATCATGTCGCAAATATAACTAATTAGTTATATAAATCCAAATTATCACATCGCCATTTTCAGTTCATTTTCGTATTTTACGCCTTTACTGCGCCGCTTCGTCGATGGTCTGCTGTACGTCGCCTATGGCGGATATAGCTTCATCCATCGTGTCGATGGCTGTCTGCATCCTGTCGCCCCGCTCGGTCTGTTGCAGACCCTCGGGCATATTGTCCAGTGCTTCCTGCTCCTCGTCTTTGATCTCTTCGATCTGGGAGATCACGTCGTCCAGCGACTCCTTGACTCCCTGAAGGCGGTTTCTGCGGTCTTTATTCATGAGTATGGGGATTGAGGGTTTCGTCTATCACTTTTACGCAATGGCGGATAGTCTCGGCATCGATCAGGCCGCCGAACAGCCCGGATACGAATCGGTCGTCGTTCTGTTCAACGGTCTGCCGCAGTACGTTGGCCGCAACAGCAAAATAGAGGGCCGCCATGGGCCCTTTGTCCAGTATGCTTTGGATCTTCCGATCCAGTGTCGTCATTCGTTTTGCCATGGCCTTAAACTTCTATAAAACGCACGTAGCACTGCCCGAACGCGCAGTCGCTGTCGTTGATCTCGGCTGCCAGCTCGTCCGGCGTCAGTTTGCGAACTTCATACAGTGTATCGTCGTCTTCATCCCAAACATCGTCTCCCTCACGCAGACTACGTGACGGTCCGTTCTCGTACGCTGCGAGGATTTGCTCGTCGGTAGCGTTTCGCAGCATCAGTTCGAATGGCCATACGAAGGCGAAGAGTTCTTTGGGGAGTACTTGCGATGCTGCGGGAGCTATCCACCGGCGGAACGCTTCGATATTCTCTTCGTCGGAGGCGAGGTTCTGCCAGTGCTCCCCGACGAATTCCAAAATGTCGGGCAGCGAAGCGTCGCTCTCCTGCTCCAGAATGCGGATGGCTCGTTCACGCCAGAGACCCTGCTCGACGCAGAGTTCCAGATAGCGATCCCGGAGAATGGACAGCCAATCGATGCAGATTTCCTTCAGGTGTCCGGAGCGGCATACACCTTCCGTATCGCATAGCGTGCAGCTTCCGTCCTGCTTGAAATCTTCAAGGGTATAACGGGTGTAGACAGGGATGTCTCCGAGTTTTTCGTCCTCTCCGACTTCTTCCACATAGACGGTATGAGGCAACCAGTCGTCGGGATGCTCATCGGTGCGACAGAGGTCTACGATGAGTTTTTCGGATATCTTCTCTATCTGTGTTCTCGGTGTCTGGATCATATCGCGGTATTTTTCGGTTAGATATTCAGGATCGGCTGCCCGCAGTCGGGACAGTAGACGGTGGTTCTCTTGTCGGCGAAGTATTCGCGCCACTGGCGGCAGAAGGGACAGTCCTGCGGCGTCTGTTCGTGTTTGATTACCTGATAATCATTCCAGCCGTGGCCGTCGGAGAGGGCCTGCACATAGGCGTCGTATTCGGCCTTGGTGCGGAAGTCGATATGATCGACCACGCCACCGTTGTTCAGAAGCCACTCATCGGTCGGGAGTGCATTGGTTTCGTTGTAGTGGGCGACGGCTTCTTCGCCTAGAATAATTGTCACTTTGATCATTGTATATTTCCTTTAATCATGGTTAAAAATCCTCTAATTTTTTGACTCGGTAATTTTCGGCCCAGATTGCAACGCTATCCTAAAGCATGTCAGCATCCACCTCGACCTTCTCGGCAATGCGGTCGATGACGCCGGCATCCTGTTCCGTTACGTCGTAGCCATGCTCGCGCATCTGCTCTACGGTCAGGGATTCGACGATGTAGTGGCGCCCGCTCTCTTCTATCCGAGCGTTCAGATCGTCGAGCAACTTGCGCTGCTCGGGTGTTATGTCCGTCATGGTCGCTTCCAACTGACGAAGGGTTTGCTGCATTTGGATACTGGTAAAGTTCATTGCTTTTGGTTTTTAGTTAGGTATTCGTCCACGGATCGGTAGCGATTGGGGCTGTTCGCGTTTTCATTGAATCCGTTCAAACAATGGAGCAATGCCTCTTCGAGTTTGGCATAGCGGCGCGTGAAAGTCTGAATGTTGTCCAGACAGAACGCTTCTACGATATAACGGAACGGGGCATATTGCTTCTCCCGCTCTTTGCGGATTCGCACGAACCACTCGAAGTGGAGCTGCAGTTTGAAGCTGTCGCTCTCGCCGGGTTTCATCAGGCGCTCCTCGTCCAGCAGCCGTCGGACGAGCGCGGCGTCGAGCCACCGCTCGCATCCCCGATAGTATTTGATCAGGGCCGTGTTGGCGGCAGCATACTGTTCGATATCGTCCTGCGTCAGGTTGTGCTGCTTCGGGTAGAGCTTCAGTACCTCTTCCGTGGTTACGGGAATACATTCACCGTCGATCTCGATCCGGTAGGTTCGGTTCTCCATGACTGGCCGGAACTCGAAGCCCTGACATTCGACAAGGGTGAAGTCCCGTTCGGGATCGGGTTCGGCCAAGGCTTTCAGTTCGTCGAGGTCGCGGCATACTGCGATGATGTCCGTATCGCCAACCACGTTTTCCGGCCCGCTGATACGGATGTCTGCCTGCTCGTATCCGTCATAATTGTCGGTACGGACGATCTCACAAAGAACGTAATTAGGATGCGAATCGTTCCGGGCCATATATTCCGCCCATCGTTTGTCGATATCGGCCTTTATCTCATCCGGATCGGTCAGGGCGACATTGCCGCACTGACTGCATTCTCCATCGAGGAAGGCTTCGTAGCCTAACTCGATAAATTCCTTCGTGTTGGGGTCGACGACGGCGGCACACCGGACATGCGTGCCGCCGCAGATACTGCACTGTATGGCCATAAGTCAAAGTATTAAGCATCTTTTACCAGCAAGCAGAAGGCATCGAAGAGCTCCACGGCGCACAGGTCGGAAACCGGCACTGTCCGCAATCCGCCGTCGTCGTAATCCAGCAGGGCGTAGAGAACGCCTTCCTCCACGCAGAATCCGTACACACAGCAGGCGTCGTGGTCTTCGTCGGCGATGCGGACCGAATGTCCTTCGACCTCGAAGGTTTGGTCTTCGAACTGTGCGACGAGTTCCTGCATGTGTTCTATCAGTTCTTTGTCGCGCAATCGGTTGCGGTGCTCCTGCATGGCGAGCTGCTCCCGATCCACATCCGAAATCGGACATACGAGGGTCAGGCAGTCGGCCGGAACATCCCATGTCTTCTTCCCGTCGCCGATATGGATGATACGTTCGCTTTCCGGTTTACCGGCATTGAGTTCATTTTGCGGGTCGAATACCTCGTACTCGCCCGATTTTTTATCCTGCGAATCTTCCCACCAGACCCGCTGTCCTTTTTTGAACGTTGTCATAGTTGTCGATTGGTATTAGTGAAAATTAGGTCGAGGCCGCTGCACGACATGCAGATCGGCATAGCCTATGGTTATTAACTCGGCCAGCAGACCGTGGTATTCACTCGGCCGTGCCGGATGTGTCGCAGCGATTACGTGTCCGTAGTCGGCGTCACCGTGCTGACCGATGTGCATGTAAGAGGTCACGGTTCCGGCATACGGATTCGTATCGTCGGGAAAAAGGGCGATCACCTCGCCGTCCTTCCACTTTCTGAAAACCACCTTAGTCATTCAGCCCGCAGATTTCGGTGTCGGTAATCGAGATGCCGCTACCTTCCGGCGCGGTAAACCCGTAATCCACTTCGTTGATGAGATCCTGCACCTCATCGTCGGAGATGACTGCCGCCGAGCTCTCCAGATCGAGTCGGACGGTAATATAGACTGCTTTCGTCGCCATAGTTACAACACATATTTAAGGAACAGCGCGATGTCGTAGAGCAGTTCGTCGCAGATCTGGAATCCGGTTTTCTTGTCGCCGTCCGAGTCGATACCGTCGGCCATGATGCAGGTCTTCTCTTCGAGGTGGACGTCGGTGATATTAAGGCGTATATGTTCGTGCTTTCCGTGGAATGACGCGGTAACGGGATACTCCCCGTCTTCCTCTTCCGGTTTATATGTCGCGCGTCCGCCGGCACGGCGGACGCGTTTCGACGATTTGCGCGCGGGCCTCCTGTTGCCATGCGTTTGCCCAGGACACGAGTGAGGTGATCGGATCGTCCGTGCCGTCGGTGCGGATATCGTCCTCCGTCCCGATGTCGAATCGCATCAGCGAGGCTACACGTTCGTACTCCTCGTCGTAGAATCGGTTGTATTCATCCTGAAACTTCTCTTTGTAGTGGGTGCCGCTGTCGGGATCATCCGGGTCGTCCGGCTCTACGAAGGCTTCGAAGGGCTGTTTGTATTTATCGACCAGCCGGCCTACGGCCAGATCCGAGGCGATTTCCATGATCGACGAGTTGATGTCATCTTTGTGTTCTTTGTAGTAATGATGTAAGTCCATGATGATCGGATTTAGGTTAGGGTCGTTTATTGTTTTATCGGGATTATGCGTTATTGGTAAGTTTGGCGTGCAGGGCTCTGACCAGTGCGAAACAGCCGTTGAGTTTCGGGCTGCGCCGGCCTTTCATCCGCATATAGCGAATACCTGCCCGATGGGACAGTTCCGTCACGCTCCGCCTTAGTGTTCCGTGCGTACGAAGCGGTATGGGCACCTGCGACTGCTTGCACAGGCCGATAAACTCTTCGCAAGAGACAAACTCTCCGGCAACGAACGTTTCCTTAGCTTCTTTCAGCCGTTCCTGCCGCTGTTCTTCGGCCTGCCGCCGCTTTTCCTCTTCGATGCGTTGTCTCTCCTCGTTTTTTTGCCGCATACGCTCCCGGTACCCTTCGCGATAGCGGATCAGGGATTCGGCGTCGAGGCCGAGCTCTTCATAGATCCGCATGAACAGGAGCTGCAGGTGCCTTTCCTCCTGCATGGTCCGCTCGACGATCCGGTGGAAGACCGCAAGAAACTGCACTCCGGCTTCGGCCACATCCTTTCCGATGAGGAATCTGCGGCTGTAGGTGCCGTACTCGAAGAAAACGTTGTCCAGTTGCAGGACGATGCCGATCTGATCGTCCGCTTCGCGGTACGGGTCTTTGCTTTTGAGATAGGTGTATACGCCCTCGCCGACTTTTTCCAGCTCGGCATAGTGGCGGACGACCTGATTGAGTTTCGAGAGGCTGTAACGTAAAATTTTCGTTTTCATAGTGGCGGATATGAATCAGTAATCGAGTTGAATGGTGTTGTAGACGCCTTCGATCTCCTCCCGGCAGATGCCCAGATAGGCCATCGTAACTTGCGGCGAAGAGTGGCGGAAGATCATCGAGAGCAGGATCAGGGCTTCCATCGTACGGCCCATCATGTCATAAACGTAGCGCCCGAAAGTCTTGCGGAAGGTATGGCTGGAGAAGTGCCGGATGGGCAGGCGGTATTTCCACCGGAACAACTTCTGCATCTCGTTGATGTACTGTCTCGTGTACGGCTTTCCCGTCCGGGAGTTGCAGACGACGGGCAGGTGCTTGTCTGGCGATCCTAACTGTTCGTACAGGCCGATGATGCGCTGCTGCACGTTACCGTTTAGCGTAATCTGGCGCATCTTGCCGATCCTCTGTTCTATCTTGCAGAGCGCGTTCTGCTCCAGCACATCCTGCCAAGTCATCGTCAGCACGTCGGAAATGCGGCAGGCCGTACAGAAAGAGATGCAGCAATAAAGCTCCCAGAGATAGTTTCCGTCCTCATGCAGGCCGGAGAGCAGGCGGATGAAGTCTTCGTACTCCAGCGCCTCGGCGGCGGTGAGTTGTCCTTTCTGTGCCATAGTATGTGGATTTTATTCGGTTTCGTCCGGGATTTCCCTCCCTGTGTAAGGGTTATAGAGCGTTGCATTGCCGACGGCTTCGGCGTCGATGGCGAAGGCTCCGAGAGCGACGTCATAGAAGAGTTCGAGCTGCAGCGGCGTCGAGGCCACGAACTTCTCAGCCTCCTCTTGTGAAAGACCCGACAGTATCTGGCTTCTCACACGGCGGCGGAAGATTTCGGGATTGATGGTCGGTGTAGTAACTACCTCTATCACTTCGCAGACCTCATCGGTAATAGCGAGCCGGTCGGGATCGGAGCGTCGAGCCATATACTTCCGGATGTTCTCCAGAACAAGCTCCAGATCGTTATCGGAGAGCTGGCCGCAGCTTTCCCAGATTTGAACGTCCCCGCCGCAGTCATCGTAGAGGGGCAGGTAAAGGTCGTTTTTGTCGTCGACGCCCACGGCCAGCACCGTCGTCTCGTGAGGGGCGTCGTGATTGTCCCGCCAGAGGGCCATGGACGAGTTTTCGACGAGCCCCATGTCGAGTTCTCTCGTACCGAGGACACGGAGCAGATTTTTGATTTGGGCGATAAGAGACAGATCCGAAACTTTCAGAAGGTCGTTGTTCGTTGTTTGTGTACTCATAAATCGTCTTGTTTGGAATTTACGCGGTTAATCCGAGTTCTTGTGCGGCATAGGCCATATCGTCGAAATGGAGCCTGTGGCATCCGGCCCGCATGACGTCGTTCTCGAATGAGTTTATCGTCCACGGATGGTCGGAAGCATCGCGGATCACATCATGCCGGAAAGCGGCCTTGCGCTCGTGGTAGCGGCGTATGAGTTTCCATACCCGTTCGGCTTCGGCAGCCTCGACAGTGATGCCCAGCGAGGTTTCGACCTTTTGGTCGCGCACCCGCAGTACGGCATTCGAACGATAACAGTCCGGAACGGAGAGGGAGTGGATTTCGCCGCAGCGCCACTTGGCGACTTTCTCCTCGAAGGCTTGCAGCCGGGCCTTGTTGCGTTTCATCTCGGCATTGTGCATCAGGCGTTTGAGGACGACACTTCGGGCGGCGACATCGGCATCGTCGGTCCACCGGGCACAGAGCTCGCACAGGACATCGCGATTACGGGCTGTCGAGGATTGTTCCAATAGTCCCATATCGACGATAAGCTGCAGCAACTCCTGATATTTGAGTTTCCCGTTGGATTGACTCTCGCCGTTGCATTTGAGCCAATAAGCTTCTCGGTCTGTCCAGCGGTGCGAGAGCATCGCGGGAATTACCGAAGGCAGCCATTTGCCGCCCACGGAGCGCTGCCGAGTGTCCAGTCCCCAGAACTCGATCCAGCGGGAAATATCGCGAAGCTGGTTCTCGATCTCGCCGATGTAGTCGCACCGGCGGGCCCGCTTCTGCTTGCAGGCCAGTTCGTCGATGCGCTTCACACGGTCTACGATATAATAGATGGCCTGCCGGTAGAAGCGCTCGGTCAGCTTGTCGTTGCGGGTCTCCACAAGTCGGTCGGTCGTGAATACCGTCCGATGGGCGGGAATGGCATCCCGGACATGGTTCATGTGTTTGGCTGTAGTTACCGAATATCTCTGGTCGGTCACAAGGTAGGCGGTTTCTCCGTTCCTGTTTCGAACTACGGAGCCGCAGCGGAAATGCGAGCCGTAAGAATAGATGTGTTCAGCGTGGAAATAGAAATTTCCGTGCGGATTGCTGGCGTGATCCTGCATCTGGTGCGCCCAGAGGTGGGCCACCATAGCGTTGTCGGTGATTGGGTTCATATTCGATTGGTGTCTGATTAAGATTAGCGGAATGGAGTTCGTGACGTTGGCGGAAAATGAAAAGCCGCAGGAAGATTTCATTTATCCTGCGGCCTGATTCGCGCCGTCGCCTTCCTGTGCCGGAGCCTGCCGTGCGACCGGGATTTCCCGGATATAGGGCAGGCGCAGGAGCGGAAGCCTTTCGATACGCCAGCAGCGCCAGATCTCCATACGGAGCGAGTCCATGTGGTAAACTTCCCCGACGACATCGTTCAGGCAGGCGTTTACGAGCGTCATCTTGCAGCATGCCTCCGTGATGTCCCCGCCGACGAAACTGATCGCGCGGTTCTCCTGCGCTGCGGCCAGGAAGAACCGTCCGCTGCCACAGCAGGGATCGTATACGGGTCCGTCTTTGTCGCACGGGCCGATCATTGCCGCCATCATTTTCGTGACGGCAGGAGGCGTGAAGAACTGGGCATTGTGCCCCTTGGAGATATACTGCTGGAAATAATCCCCGAACGCATCTTCGAGCGGATGCTCTTCCATCCAGAGCACCAGCGAGGCGAAAGCTTTGCAGAACAGCCCAAACTCCTCTTTGGTATATTTGCGGGTCGTTTCCCGGAAAAGGTCCTCCTTTTGTTTCATGGAGAGCGTGCAGACGACCATTGTCAGGAAATCGTTGAACACGCCCGAGCGGTCATGTGTGCGGGAGATCGTTTCCAAATACTCCGCATAGGGTTGTAACTCCTCTTGATTTTTCTTTTTTGCCATAGTGTCTGAATGTTTGGAAATGAAAAAGGCGCTGTATAAGCAGCGCCTTGCATGAATCGGTATCGTAATGTATCAAAGCCGGGCTACGACTTCGGCAAGAAACTTTTTGTCGAAAAGTATCTTCTCGACGTCGATGGCCCGGGAGCTTTTTTTGCCGGGGCGATCAGCCCATTGGCGGATCAGTTCGGCCCAGCGCAGCACGGGCTTTTTGAGCAACACCCCGATAAGTAGCTCGGCCTGCCGGTGCCAGTCGTGGAACGACGGCGACCACGGGGCTCCTATAAGGTCCGAGAAACGGATCGTAAAGCAGTTCTTACTGATCTGCCGGACGGACGGATTCTGACCAATGCTGCGGATCGTCTCCACGATAGCCTCTGTGACGGCGGCACGGCGGGCGTTGTACTGTTCTTCCAATACCCGCAACGATTCTATCTTCTCTACAATTCCCATATCGAGCAAGGTAAGGGGCGGAACAGAAATCCCAGCGAGGGGCGTTTAACACCGAGCTTTTCACTGGGTGTGGTCATGCCGCACGAGCACTTTCCGACCGGCTCGCCCGAGCCGCACTCGCATAGGTCGATGCCCCAGTGGTTCACACAGTGGTTGCAGTTATAGGCTTTCGTCGGAGCCCACTCGCCCTCGATATGCAGGGCCTCGAAGGTGGCCCGCGTCATGGAGTTGGAGACGCCGCCCGGAAAGAAGACTGTGACGGCGCCGCACCGGCACTCCTGAATATATTCGGCTTTGAGCATAGGTCGTTGGTTTTAATCGTCGTAATTGTAGATAGGGACAAACTCGCCTTCGGCGGTAAAGATGCAGACATTGCTGATGATGACCTTCCGGCACCATGCGCGGTCCCGTTCCCACTTGCGCAGGTATTGCATGGTACGGAAGATGCCGCGCCACGTAACCGGGTAGCTGAATTTCCGTTGTTTCTGCATTTTTTCGTAAGTGGCGATGTCCCGGCAGTGGATCATCCACCTCAGGCCCATCGTCTGCACGTCGCGCCGACGCTGGCGGATCATGGCCCGGATGATTTTCCTGTGGCCCTCCAAGAAAGATTGTATGGCCCGCTCCTGCACCTCGGCAGGAAGGTCTTCCAACTCGTAGAAAAGGCCGTTGGGCAACTGCATCATCGTCTCTCCTGTTTCTGGCGCTGTTCGTATTTTGCGACCTGTTCGGCGACCATGTCGCAGAAGCGTTGCCCTTCGCGCAGGTCGTTGCCGAAATAAGCCAGCATCCGCCGTAGGTCATGAGCGTAAACGAGGCTCCACTTTTCGTAGTAGTGGCGCCCCATCACGCCGCTGAAGTAGCGGATGAACAGCTCTTCGGTAAGAGCTTCGTCCGGCGCGAAATTATAGTCCCATGCCAGCACGCGGCTGATCTTCTCGTAGTCGATCTCCACGATGCGCCAACTGCCGGAAAGGGCAAAACCCAGACCTCTCTTGTTCAGCTCGTCGTCCGGCAGGTTCTCGAACGTTCCGTGCCGATCGCCGCACTCGATGTGTTCCGAGAAGTCGTTCGTGATGGAACTCGGGATAGAGGTGTAAGGCTTGTCGCGCTCATCGGGAACCTTGAGCGTTACCTCGACCTTATGGCCGAAGAAATACGTCGTTAATCGTTGTGTCTTCATGTCGTCAGTTTTTGATGTTGCAAAGCGGTACCCATACGGCCTGTTCCCCGAAGTCTGCAAGACCTTTCTCGTCGTTGATGGGTTCGTTCAGCGCATCGATGGATTCGTTCGGCTCGTCGGGAAAGAGGTACGGCTGGGACTCCGGCCAGCGCAGGGGCCTGAAGCAACTGTTCGGCGCGGGGTCTTTCTTGAAATGCCGGATATAGTCATACTCCGGGACGTAACGCGCCCCATTGTCTTCGCTCCCGAACGAAGGATAGCCAATGCCGTTTTTTTCGAAATAGGATGTGTTGTCGGGAAATTCGACCAGCACGTAACCATCGCTCCAATCACGGTTGCAGCTATGGCAATGGTGAACTCCTCGTTCCGCGTCATAATTATTATAAGAAAATTCGCAGCGAGGACACTCCGGAGTATTTTTTAATTCATATTCTTCGCATGCTTCATAGATATCGTCGTCGAATTTCGAGCTGCCGCAATAGGAATCGCCGATCCTGCCGGCAATCTCGGTCATGTCATCATCGGTTAATCCGCTAACGTCGTATCCGTTCCTCATCAAAGTATTGCGGTCGATAAAAGCGATCCAAAAGGTTTTAGTTTCTTTTTTGAGTTGTGCGATTAACTCTTTTTCCTGGTCTGTAGGAGTTGTTTTTGTCTGGAAGTATTTATCCAGTGCTTCTAAAAATTGGCGTGTCATAATTATTCGTATTTATTCGTCGTCCATCTCGAATTCGTCTTCGCGGACTTCGATCTCCCTTCCGCTGTCGCAGATACGGGCCCGCCATGCGTACTGGAGCTTTTCGATCAGCTCGATGCGGCGGTAGCCGAGGAAAGGCATGGGCATGGAGACGATGTCGCCCACCTTCGGTTCTTCTCTTGTGTACATGGTTTTATCGGTTTAGGTGAAAATTATTGTTCTGCGCCGGGGAGTATGAGATCCGTAGGAACGGGTATTCCTGCCCGCTCACTGATGTTTAAAATCTGGCAAATCAGCGTATCCATGTCGCCCAGGTCGAGTGCCGTGCGGATGACGGTTTCGTCCCACGCCGTTACTGTGCCCGTGGGACAGAGCTTTTCGTTGATGAAATCTTCGAGTGTCATGTTATGCTGCGGGTTTGAATTTGAACTTGATCCCTTCGGGGAGTTTTTTCGGGTCGATCTTTTTCATCAGGGCGTTGTATTGCTCTTCGCTCATGCGCTCCCGCTCATAGATGCGGTGCGTCCAGTTGAAGGCCACCTCGTTCGAGTGGTCGTAGTAGATGAAACTCTCCAGCGGAGCGCCCAGTTTGAACAGATAGAGTTCGACCTGAAGCTCCCGGTCGATCTTTTGCTTTTGACGCAGGGCCGCTGTCTTGAGGTCGGCGATCTTCTGACGCTTGGCGGCGAGCGCGGCTTCCCGTTTACGTCCTCTTATGTTCTCCGGCAGATAATATCCTTCGGCAAGGCGTCTTTCGACAAGCTGCATCTCCTCGGAGGTGAGCGGCGTGAACTGGTAGCGGACGGAGGCGTCCTCGAAGGTATCGCCGGTAAGAGCTTCCAACTGCTTTATCGCAGCCTGTGCCTCTTTCTCCCACCGATCGGGAATACCCATCGCCTGAAGCAGGTATGTGAAATAGTGCTGATCTTCGGCCTCACGCAGGAATCGGTCGTACTCCTGCCGTGTGATCCGCAGTTCTCTCATCGTCACCTCGCGGGAACTGTTGTGCAGATGGTAGAAACCGTTCCCTTGGGCATACATGGGCGCTCCCTTGGCATCGCACTGGTGCAGGGCGATGAACGGTTTGAATTCCGGGCAAATCGCCTCGATGATTTCATGGATGCAGCCGCAGCAATGACCACCGTTCACATAGTCGTAGAAGTCGCCCGTGATGGCAAAATCGGCGTGTCCGTTATGGCAGTCGTCCGAAAGACGAATCTTGACTTTCAGAGTGTACTGGTCAGTTGTCTTGACCGTACGGTATTTGAGCTCGAACCTTTTCATGGCATTTTCACTGTTTTGAACCATTCGTCATATTCTTTTTGGGTACGGAAAGCATACACGCAGTTCCACCGATCGCTGAGCGTCGCGTCGAGAAGCCTTTTTACGGTCGGCGCTCCACAACCCAAGACATGTTCCCGCTCGTCATCGTACCAGAAGTAATCGGTGCCGTATTGTACGATACGCCGTTTGCAGCCGTCTATCACAGCTCCGAAGCCGTAGAATTTTCCCTCGTCGATATCCCGCAGGTCGATACAGCCTGCCGGAGTCATTGTTTTGATAACTGTATACATCGTTTCGGTATCAGTTGAGCGCCACTTCGGGGAACAACGGCAGTTCCGGCCCGAAAATGCGGAAATGTTCCTCGTGTTCCCGCCGCTCTTTCTCCGAGATCAGGTGATCGATCATATCCCGGCACTCGTCTTTGAGCTGGTCAAGCCCGGAATCCCCGAAGTATCCCCAGCAGCTTTCGAGTACGTCGTCCTTGTCGTCGGCCGGGGTGATCCGATAGCCGTACACCTCGCCCCGCAGATAGTTGTCGTAGGTGTCGATCTCGCCTTGGAGATACTCCTCGATCTTGCGGCGGCGGGCTCGGGTCAGTACCTTCCAGCCGTATTCCTTCTTGACTTTCTCGACGCTTACGGCCACGATGCCGAATAGCTCGCTGTCCCACGGGCAGGAGAACGGACTGGAGGAGATCGTCTGTGCGCTGTGGTCGTAGAGGTAGATTTTCAGGGCGATGTATCGTTTCTCAAACAAGTCCGAGAAATCGCCGTATCGGTCGAATACCTCCTCCCATTGGAAATGCTCGTCGAACTCCTTTTCGGGACGGTAGCGGCGGTGGGCGGTATAGAATGTGCCGAGGTTGTCCCACTCGCGAGGACTCTCGGGAGAGGTGTCATAGTAGATGTTAATGTCGTAACCCCGGTGGCAGAGGGTTTCGTACAGTGTCCTTTCCATAGCTGGATATATCAGAAAGAATAGGCACTTTGCAGTTCGGCCTCGTAGTTCTCGAAGGCCAGCAGGTTCTCTTCGTCGGAAATATCCCGATCCCAGAACAGTTCCACGAAGCGTTCGATGATGTCCCGCATAGCGCAGGTATGGCGCCGGAGATAGGCTATGGCCCTCTCATGCCAGGTTATCGTTGTTTGTTGCATGATTGTAAGATTTTACAAAATGGGGTCATTGGTGCATCATTTTGGCAACCTCGCGGATCGTATCCTCTTCGAAATATCCCAGCGGAATCAACGCGCAGGGCCGATCGTCCTTGTTGAGTACGACGTCCCGGATATAGAGTTCGCTTTTAGCGTCGAATACGGTAGGTTCTCCGCAGTCGTTGGTAAGATTCCACGCTTCACCGCTGTTGCGCTTGAGTTCGTCTGCAATGTCGAGCAGCACTTCCGATATCTCTTTCTCTTCCATTTGAATAGTGTTTTAGTTGTTTGAAAAAAATGATACGGCTACCGGTGCGGGGCATGGCTTTATCCGTCCGATGAATAGTCTTCCGGGAGGATCCTGAGGCAGCGGCGTGTAGCCAACGCCTCAGGATCCTGTCAAGGAAGACGATCTGAAATCTTCCGGTCCGTCGTATCGTGCCTGCCAGGCATGCGGATTACTTCGTCTTACGCTGGCTCCACTCCTTCATCTTCTTTTGAATGTCGATGCCGTTGTCCGAGAGCATCTTCTTGAGCATGGCCAGCATGCGCCAGCCCCCGCCGTTCTTGTACCGGTCGGCCTGAAGCGAGAGGAAGACGAGCGATCGATCCTTGTCCAACTGCGTTCCCTTGTCGTCGATGGCCAGACAGCCGTGGAAACGGATCAGGTTCTGCATGGTGTAGAAGGCGCCGGAGCCCTTGTAGGCATCTGTCCACTCCTTACTCTGGGGCGTTTCGTGCGGAAGCCTCACGCGCAGATCGTCGAACGTTTTGACAGCATTGTAGAGCTGTGCGGCGTTCTTGGCATACCGGATACGTCCCGCAGCCCGGTTCAGCGGGCCGTAGAGCTTGTTGTACAGATCCTGCTCGAAGATGTTCTCGCCCCCGACACATTTGTAGGGGATGCCCGTACACTTCTTCACGGGCAACGCATCCACGTGCTTGGTCAGATGTTCAACATACTCCTGCGCCATGGCCCCGGCCACGCCGACATTGAACCAGCGGTTGCGCTCGGTGAAACTTGCCAGATCGCGGGGCTCCATCTTCATCTGGGCGTGCAGCTCACCCAAGAGCATCCTCCACTGATACTCATAGCCGAAGCGGCGGATCATCTCTGTCGGGCCTACGGGCTCCTTGCAGAACCGCTCCTTGTACGAGAGCATGTGGAACATCTGGGCCATGACCCAGCGGCGGAACAGGCGGCGGTTGGGGACGGTACCCTGCGAAAGGATGGCGCGGAAGATCGGGTCGTCGTCGGCAAGGATCGACAGCTTGCCGTCCTTGTTCGATACGACGTACTCGCCGCCGCCCGAACCCTGCATGGCGAACAGGTTGCTCACATCCACGCCTGCACGGCTCAGCGCCTCGATACGCTCCTGCGCCGTTTTGGGCAGTTTCGGCTGTGCCTTATTTCCTACGGCTACGGCAACCCTGTTGCCCGTAACCGCAAGTTGCGTCCCGCACGCGGGACAAGTGACATTCGTCTCTTTCGTTTTTCTCATCTCGTTTGGATTTTTAAGGTGATTGATTGGTTGTTATAGTCAGGCTCTACCCACTGGCGGAGTATTACCAGATCTTTGTCTTCCTTGCTTTGCCAGAACCAACGGCCCATCGTCTCGGGATTCCACTTCAGGCCGCTGAGAATCTGACAGAGGACATAGAGCTCCAGTTCGATCTGCGCACGGTCGCGCCTCCCTCCGTAGAGCATCGCCTCGTCGCTCAGCTCCCGCTCGGACAGTGCCGTGAAGTAGCGTCTCGAACGGCTCTCGCTGCGCTCCGAAGGGATGGAGTGCTTATAGGCGTGATAGAGTTCCTCGACTCGGGAGAAAAATTCCTCCGGGGTGCAGGGCTCCACGCCCAGTTCGCCGTCGTACTCGCCATTGCAGATAATCTGTTTGCCGCCCACTTTCAGGCAGCGCGAAGGGAAGTCAATCATAAACTTTGCACCCTCTTCGACGGCCTGCACGGCCTCTTGGTAGATATTGCTCATCGCTGTTGTGTTTTAATTATTCACACTCGGATCGCCGGCGCATGGCTCTACGGTTTCGATTGGTACAGTGGCAACCAGGATACTGATGGCGAGGATCCGCAGTCTTCAGTATCCTGGTGGAGACTGTATCGTTGAATCCGATCCCTTGTGCGGTGTTCGGGGCTGCGCTGCCCCCTTTGGTAAGCCTCGTCCGGAATGGCACATGGCTTTATCCGTTCGATGTGCGGCAGACGTTGGAGTTGGCCGCGTCATCTCCGGACGATCGTAGCGATTAGCGTCACGATCGGTAGGAGATGAAGCTGGCCCGCGATTGACGCTGCGCCATTGAAATTCCGGCCCCGACTTCCCTGCCGTGTGCTCGGTGTCTTTTGCGGTTCTCGGATGAGCGGCACGTCGCTGTACTGTTTCGATGGTTGCCGAGACCGGAAGTCCGGGCAGCGACGTCGTGTTCCCGATAGTGAGTAACGACGTCCGCAGCCGGGGACTTCCTTGCTCGCGGCATGTTGAACGTCATCCCCTGAACCGCACCTTTTCGTGCTAAATGTTGGAGCTCTCATTCGGACTGGCACATGACTTCATCGGCTCGATATGCGGCAGCGAGAAAGGCTGGAGACGCTCCTCATCTCCGTGTAGGAGATCGAGGCGTGTCTCCGGCCGTCTGTCGCTGCGTCATTGAAATTCCGACCTCGACACTCCACGCTGTACTGCGTTTGTTTGTTGCATGATACTCAGAATACCGGCACGTCTCTGTATCGACTCGATATGATGCCGGGCTTGGAAGCCCTCTTGGCGCCGGCGGCAGGCTGGTAGGGCTCCGCCGGCGCCAAGAGGGCTGTATTGGTCTGGCATATTGAATCGTATTCCTTGTATCACGCTTTCCGTGCTGAAATGGAGTTCTTATCATGGCGGCACATGGCTCTATTTGCCTGATGTCAGCCAGTGGCGGATGCAGCTCTTGAGGAGTCTGAAGGTGCCGGTCAGGGACCTTCAAGACTCTCGATAGAGCTGCATTGCGCCCTGGCGCTGAAATCCCATGCCTCGAACTTCGTCCGGTGTGCTCCGGTATTTCTGTGCGGATGTCAGGCTGGCGGCACATCGCTTTACTTGCTCGATATTTACAAGGTCGATTCTGGTCCAGATGCATTCGCCATCCGGACCAGAAGTGTGCCTTGTATTATTGAATTCCAGCCCTTCATCCGTCTGCCGTGTGCTCGGCGTGAGTTACAGTGTAGCCACCAGCGTATTGTACACGCCGCGGCTCGTCAGAAGCGCATTGTGCATACATCCGATCGTGAGGTAGCCGTCGATCCGGCCGCCGGCTTTCGCCCGGTTGGCCTTCACATTGCGGCCCCGGCCCCGGACGATGCAGCCGTCGGACTTGGTGCGGACGTATCCCAGCCCGCCGAGCTTGCGTCTGCCGGTCTGCACGGCCCGCAGACAGTCCAGCACAAACCGGTTCAGTTCGTCGAGGTCCCGCTTCACGTTGCACACCGGAAGTATCTGCGTCGCCCAGCTGAACTCCCCGTCGCCCTTGTAGAGGTAGCGATTCACGGAGTTGACGGCTCGTGCGAGCGTCGTGCGGCGTTGTTTGATCGTGCGGCGCTCGATCTCCCGCTGGAACGTCTTTATGCGGCTTGACGACAGCGAGATCATACTGCCCCGGATGCTGAAGCCGAGGAACTTGAACCACTTTTCAGCGGTCAGATATTCCACCTTCTTGGGATTAAGTTTCATGCTCATGGCTTCGAGCCGCTGCTCCAGAACGTTCATCGCCTTCTCGTAGTCCTCGCCGATAAAGAGCATATCGTCCGAGTAGCGGACATAGTAGCCCTTCATCCGCGAGAGTTCCTCGTCCAGATCGTAGAGCAGGACGTTGGCTAGCCAGCTCGCTACGGCGCAGCCCTGCTTGAGGGACTGGTACTGGCTGTGGAGTTCGTTGTTCTGGTCGAAGTAGAGGTCCGAGTGGTAGTATTTACGGAGTACGTCGATTAATGCCGAGTGTCCGTGCCGGGCCTCCACTTTGTCGAACGCCGCATCGACGAAGGCGATCGGCACGCTGTCGAAATACTTCGAGAGGTCGGCTTTCCAACCCATGTAGCCGGCTTTCGAGGCTTCCACGATCCGGCGGCTGACTTCAGTTACGACCTTGCCGCAGCCGATGCCCCGCTGGTAGGATTTGCAGGCGGAATGAATCATCTCCGGCATCAGGTCGAATAGCAAGTCGTTGGCGATGCTCAGAACCACGCGGTCGATGGGCTCGTTCACGTAGACCGTGCGGTACTCGCCGTTCTCCTTCGGAATCTGGGCCGTATGGGGCGGAGAGATCGCATACCGGCCCTGCATCATGGCCTCGGCCATGGCAAGACGCGTCCGCTCGTCGGTCAGACGCAGGAGCTGATCCTTGCGGATGTCTTTGTCCACGCCCTTGTCTATAGCCCGCTCCCAGCGGCCTATGTCGAAGAACATTCGTAAGATTTTGTCTTCCATCATCCAAATATTTAAGATGTTATTTTGCTGGCTTCCAGTTGTCGGTACCACAGATGAAACAATACCCTGTCCGGGGGTGGCACTTGCCCGAACGGGAGCCGCACGTCTCGCAGGTGTACTCTTTGTCGATGGTAGGTGTCAGACCCTTGTTCCGGTGTGCCGTATGCTCCTTGAGCAGTTCGACCAGACGCCGCATCTTGGGATCGTGCGAGCAGTACGGGGCCTTACTCGCCTTGCCGATCATGGCGTTGAACGCTCTGAGGTCTTTGGCCGTGATTGTCAGCCCCTGCGTTTGCCACGGTAGATTGGCAATTCGTAGAGGATCGGTGTCGATAACATAGTTGCCTGCCTCGTAGCCGAAAAAGTGGGTATGATTTTCGTACCTGCCGGAGAGATTGCCGGCTAAATATTTGCGCCATGAGAGATTGCAATCGGTGTGGCGCTCCGTCGTGCGGATGATCTGGAGTTCGTCGCCGCAGAAATAGAAGTGGCCGAGCACTTCATGTCCAACGACTTTTCGGCGGTTCTGCCGCCAGTTGTCCCGTTCCCATGAGGAAAGCCCCTGCGGGGCCTGCTGTCCGAGCCATGCCCAGAAGTCGGGTGTGTCGAGCAGACGGGCCGGTTTGTCCGGAAAGTCGTTCCACGCCTCGCGGCAGGCTTCCTGCAAGGTCGGGAAACCTACGGGGAAGCGTCCTTTGTCGTTGCCTACGCGCAGGTGCTCTTCCCATGCGTGGTTACAAAGGATGAGCGTCGCCTCCTCGGCTACTTCGAAGCTCGGCTCATAGAACTCGCCGCTGGCCACACGCCACGACCCGCCGGGTCCCGAGGTGTCGCGGAGAATAAAGCAGGGCTGTTTCTGATTGTCCTCGGGAAATATCTCCCAGAACTCACGGAAATAGCTCTTATCGTCGTGGTGGAATCGTACTTTCAGCTCTTTCTTTTTCATCGGTTTCGTTTTTTGGAGATTTGCTCGTCGAACTGCATCCGATGCTCCGAACACAGTTTCACGAAATACTTTCTTTCGGCCTGCCGGCGCTCGTAGCTTTCGGACGTTTCGTCGGGCCTGCGCGGTGTCCGTCCGCAGGCGAAGTGCTCCACGAGCACGCAGCCGCAGGCGTGGGTAATTTCGATCGACGTGCTGAGCGACTTGACGCTTGCGCCCTCCTTGGGTACGGCATCGCTTTCGATGAAGCGCACTTTGTCCAGTGTGCTCATGATCTTTTGAGATTTACGGTAGTGAAATGTCGTTAATACTGATTTCGCGCTGAGAGATTTTCATATCGTCGAGCTGTTTGCGGGGCACTCCGCGACGCTCCAGATGTTCCCGGCACACTTGCGGCGTGGCGCTGTCGAAGATGATGAACTTTTCCAGAGAATAGGCGAAGGGAATACTTTCAGCCATGAAAAGGTTGGCCAGACTTTTCGGAGCGCCCGCGATAATGATTACCGGACGCTCCGGAATCTTTTCCGGTTGTTTCGCGGAATATTTAGGGCTGGCGCGCCGCCGATTCCCGTCGTAAAGTTCGCAGGCGCGCTCCACGACGAGGCGGCGGTTCGTCGTGCTCAGTTCGGCATAGAACCGCTCGGCGGCTCCGCCATGGAATCTCCCGTATAGCTGCTCCCACTTTGTCCAATAGTGGTCTGTCATTGTACCGAAGAGCGTTCGGCACTCCTTTTGGCTCCAAGCATTCCACATGTAGTAGAAATAGCTGGAGACGATATTTTCCTGAGTTCGTGTTGTCATTGTTGTCTTATTCGGGTTTAGAATGTGAATCCCACCCATACGACCCGATCCCCGCGAAGTAGCCGCTCGTGGCTCACGTCGTCGAAGCGGTGGGTGCTGTACTTTTTCGCCGCGCGGATATACTCGCCGCGCACCCATACCGGGGCCGTGTCGCTGGGCGTAAGACGGAAGAACTCGCCTCGCTTGAGGTCTTTGATCGCTGCTGTTCTTTTCATCTCACTCTTTATATCCCCAGTAGCAGGGAATCAGTGTAAAGTCGTTCAGAGCGGTCATCAGGCATGTGAAGCTTAATTTGAGAAGGTGATCGTATCCGATGCTGCCGCCCAGAGCATTCTCGTAGAGGGACATATCCTCACAGCAGATTTCGACATGCGCATCGACCGTGCGCTCCTGCCCGTTTGCATCTGACGCCTTGAACGAAATCTCATGGAACATGTGCCGGCGGGCGACCATTGTCTCGAAGATCCGATCGAAATAGAATGCGTCATCCTTGTCTGTGTTGGTGTCGGGGCAAAGTGCGGGCGATTCGAACGTCAGGAAATTCAGGAACGACATCTCTTCCATGCCACCGTTCCGGCAAACGAACCGATTGCTCCAGCGTGCGCACATGCTGAGGAAATAACCGTTCATGCCATGATGGGATACGCACCACAGCTCGGCATTGCAGAACTGTCGCTGACCTTCTGCGGTCGGCGCCTTCCGGTAGAAGAAATGCCCGTTTTTCCATTTGCGCTTGCCGAACGCCGTGAACGGCTCGACGGAGCCTTTGAAGGTCTCGAACATATATTGCCGCAAGACCCTCGTGTTGATAATCTCCCGTTTGAGCGGGTTGGCCGAATCCCATTGAGTATGACCGCAGAAAACACAGGGGTCGTCGGACTGTTCCATGGGCATATACCGCCGGCAGCGATGGCAGAAGGCATAACGACCGGTGTTGTCCTGCGTTTGCCGGAGTATCTCCTGATAACGCTTGTGCGAATATTTTTCGGTTTTGTTCATTATTGTCAGTGTTTTACGTTCATTCGCAAAAGATGTGTACGAGGCTGTCGTTCTGATCGCTGCAGGTAATCATCACACAGAGCGCCTCCGTCATACGCTCGCGGGTTATGTTCGCTTCCGAGAGAATTTCGTTGATTGCCTCGGCATTCTCCGTGTAGGTTTTGTTGTCTCCGGCAAGAATACCGTGCAGGCGTTCCAGTTCGGAGCGACTGATCTCTAAATCGTTTTCGTCATCGCTCTGGCAGTCGATTTTGATGTCCAGCAGATAGAGAAGCCGCAGGAATGCCCGTTGCTCGTCGTTGCACAGGCCGCCGTATTCGAGTTCGACCTTATAGACGCTCGCAATGCGTAATTGTCTGCTCATAATTATCCGTTGTTTAATTCATCGGCACCGAGGCCACATTGAAAAATAGGCCCGCTCATGGCGGGCATGGTTACAAAAAGACATAAAAAAACACGGCCGGTATCGGTCGTGTTCGGTCTTTGGGGATTTTGGACGTGTCAGGTGTGCGTCTGCCAGAGGTCGTCACGGTTCTCTGTCCACGCGCAGGATCGGTCGGGCGAACCGTGGTAGAGCAACCCGCCGTTCATTACCAGCTCTCCGTCGGGGCCACACAACCTGAACCCGAAGGAATAAGGCGCGAAATCCCTGTGCAGATGCACCGTGCGCCCGTCCCTCTCCCAACTTTCAAGTCTTTCGAGGCACTCCCGTAGCGAACGATCGCCGAGCTGTGCGGCATACTCCCGCGCTTCGCGCAGTCTTTCTTCGCAATGGATTATCATCGCTTACCGTCGGTTAAATCCTGTGGAGAACACCAGCTCGCTGCGCCGTTCGCGCCGGATGCGGGGACGCTTGGCGCGTGACGGCGCGAGCGAGGGATAGGCGGCGGCAAATTCGCGCCGCCACTGAGCAAGTTTGTTTGTGGGGATACCCAAGAATGTGGGCGTATAAGTCTGATTTTTATGGTTTTAGATTGATTTACAGTTATAAAAAAGGCGCACCGAGCCGATGCGCCGATAGTTTGCCACGCCACGCCTGCGGGAAAACCCTCGGCGAGCCGTGTATATCGGGCCGTGTAGATTAGGCCCCCTGCCCGAGAACCTCGGTGCGGATGCCGCGCGTAGGACCGTAAAAGTTCATGGCGAAATTGGCGTTGAAGGTGCGGCGGAACCCGTGTTTCTGGGGTTTCTTGCGCGGACGCTCCTGCTGTGCCTGCTCGAAAATCTCCGAGCGGTACGGGCGCACGGTGTTCGGCTCCGGTTGCGTGTCGCGCTTTTTCGGGACGAAGAGTTTGGCCCATGTCTGTTTCCAGTTCTCCCACGTCAGGAGCTTTACCCAGCCGTTATGGACGTAGAGGACGACCCCGCGCTTCATGGCCTCGCAGACGATGCGGCCCAAAAGGGCGGAGGGCTTGCGGTAGCGCATGACCTCGGTGCGGTCAGAGGCAATGGCGACGAAAAACTGCGTTTCGGAGTAGTCGATTTCGGGCACAGTTACCCCGTAGAGCCGACAATAATTGTCGATAATTTGCTGCGGTTTCATGGTTTTGCGGTGTTTGTCTGTGAATTTTGCCGGGGAAAAACGGCTTCGCGGCAGGGCATAATGCCCCGCGATTTCGGCGGGAAAATGTTTTTTGCCTGTGCGGTTTACCTCGTTACGCACAACGGAACGGGGCATGAAAAAACAGACCGCACCTTTTCGGGCGCGGTCTGTTCGCAGTTTGGATATGTCGGGCCGGTTTAGGCGGCGGCGGTTGCCGGTGCGCTCTTTCCCGATGCGGTCGGAGCGGTACGGCGTGCGGGTTTCGTTGTGGTCGCGGTTTCGCCCTTTTCGGCGTCTTTGTCGATTGCTTCGGCCTTGTCTTTGATTAGGCTAATATAGGCGCATTGTGCGCGGACGGCCTTTGCGTGCTGGTAAATAGCCGCTTTGCGGTTTTCCGGTTTGCAGGTTACAACGGCGTGCGTTTTCTGGACGCGGAGCGCGGTGCGGTTTAACGGAACCTCCGAAATAAGGGCGTTTGCAATTTTACCGCTGGAATCGGTGCGGTAAATCGTGTTTCCCGTAAGGAATTGATTAAACAATTTCCTTTGCGTGATATTCGTTTCCGCAAAATCCGTTTCAAGGTCTTTGCAGACGAAAAACTCCGCAACAATGTATTTTAACAGACTTTGAACGATAAAAAGCGGGTCGGTTTTTTCAATCGGGCACACTTCGATATATCGCACGGTCGTCGATACCTCGCCCGTTTTCGCGTTGGTGCTGGTGGTCTGTTTGGCCAATACGACCGTGTTAGGAGTGCAAACGATGTTTTCGATTGCGGTGTTTTTCACAACGTTGATTGCTAACTGTTTCATTTTCGTAAAGTTTTAGATGTTAAACATTTGTTTTTGTTATCGTTCGCAACAGGGCATAATTTCCCTATTGACGTTGTTACACGTTTTTTGCGGTTAGCGGGGGAACAAACCCCCGCTAACCTTTATTTTGTCAATCATTGCAACGCAGGGACGCGGACGGGGTGTGTCAGACACTACCCGAATGCGAGTATAACCCGCATAACGTTCGGTATGCGTTCGCGGTGTTACCCGCGACAAAGCAATTATTTTTCAAAGAGCGAATTTTTGTGTTTCATGTTCGGTCGTGTGCGGCCGGATTTGAAAACAAAGATTAAAGAACGTTTGCAACGGTTTTCGTTTGTTCGTTGCGTTCGGTGAATAGCTTAAAACCGATTTTTTGAATTTCCAAACATTCGTGTAAAATTTTTTCTATACGGGTCGTTTTCAAACCTTTTTTCAGCGGAACGCCTACGCGCGCGAGGAAAAGATTGTAAATGATTGAATTTCAACAAGTAGTAAAAAGTGAAAAAATTTTTTGCTTGGGTGGTTTTTCAAAAGGGCCGATTTTGAAGGCGAAAATTTCGACTTAATTGCATTTAATTTGACCTAATTAACACTATTTCAGTGCATTTGTGGGTGTGTGGCATTAGTTTAGATTGATGGTTTCGGGCCTTTTCGGGTGCTGAACCACCGAAAAAGGGATGTTTTTTTCACTTTTCTGCAAAGTGAAAAATTATAAAACATTGATTTACAACAAACTAAATAAAATAAAAAGACGGGGGTGGGTATCCTCTCCGCTGCGTATTCCATTCGCTTCCTCGGGGTGAATTTTCAAGTCCCGCTTTCTAATTATTTCGACTTAATTGCATCGAAGTCGAAACTGTGCTTGTCGTTATACCCGATTCTCGCATTACAGTTATCTCGCAGAAAACAGGGTGTATTTCGGGTCGTTTTTTGCGGTCCGGATGCTGACAGTATCTTCGGTGGGGACAATTAACCGTCCGCAGCATTCCGAAACGGCGTCAGAACCGGTTCGGGCTATGAAACAGCCGAGGGTCTGCCACATTCGTTTCCGGTGTCGGATATTGACAGGGATATGAGACCCGGTACGCATCCTGTCGAAAACCGGGTTTTTCGTTATTTTTAGCAGTTCAGCTCCGACATCATGAATCGGAGTATATTTGTCGTCATACGGCGCGGTTTTTCCGTCTTCTGCACTTGTTCGTATTTGAATTATTGTATTCTAAATAATTCAAAGTTGAATATTTTGAAACTGCCGACACCTACGAAACAGAGGGTGGCTGTAAATTACTGCGATTCAACGGTCTTTTCGTGGGACTATCATAATAAAACGCCGCAGTTTCGTTCATCTCCCGGATAATTCCGTTATATTTGCGTCTGTCCTAATCGTTTAGGCGGAGTACACAGATGAGAAAGACCAGAGAGCATATCAAGCGGTTTTTATCGGCGGTCAGTCCGGCTACTGAAACGGATGCCGAGCGCATCCGGCTGTTTTTGAGTAATCACAGGATAAAGATCGCCGTTTCGGCGGACATATCCGACGGGAACGCACAAGTTTCGATCACTTCCGAACAGTTCGAGGCATGGTATGCCTCCTCACGGCCTACGGTCGGAGATGTGATTCGCAGCGTACGTTGCGGAAGCGTCTGTCTGGTGGTACGTGAAGAGTGGGATGCGGTCATTGTCGGGGCCATGCTCTCGCCCGACGGGAAGCTGTCGTTCGGAGAGCAGCGTTTCTCCGACGGACAGTGGACCCATTCGACCGAAGCGGATATTCAGGCTCTTCAAAAGGCCCTTTCCTCGCACGGCTACGATTGGAACGGCCTCTATGACCGGTTGGATAAGCGCAGCGTCCCCACGCAGCCCAAATTCGTCCGCCTGATGGTCATGGGGCATCAGGTGGGAGTGGGCATTTTCCGAACGATACTTCCGGACAATACGCTGGCAATGTACTGCGTGCTGATGAATGGCGGCCATATCCGCTATCAGGGAGATCTGAACTTGGGGGATGCGAATGCGTTCAGCTTCTCCGATGCCTACGAGGCGCACCGGGCCCTCGTGCAGGAGGCGCTGGGCGAGGAAGGGTTCATCTGGCACTCCAAATGCTGCCGTATCGAGCGCAACTGCGCCCGTGCCAAGCAGGGCAAGTCCTACTACTGGATCAACGGCTATCTGGACATCAAGGTTTCGACCGAGAAGTCTACTTCCAGCGACGATATCCGCTTCAAACGTGGCAATTATTTTCTCAATCGCGCCGTCGCAGAGCGAGTCAAGTTCCGCATGATCAATCTCTGCAAAGAAGAAATGGCTTCTGGGGACAACTGCTGACATGACGCCCCATATCTCGATACGAGCCCGATTCTATCTCGACGGTATCCGGTTTCTATCTCGGACTTGTACTGATTTCTATCTCGTCTGTATCTCGTCTGTGTCTTGACTCTATTTGGTAAAACGGATAATAAACCCTTTTTAACCCTTACTTGATCATTGAAAAATATTCGAAGAAAAGCCGTCAGGCTTTTCTTTCGAGAAACAGTCTTTTTGATACTTTTTCTTCGAGAAAAAGTATAGTCTGTAGTCTGTATATATAATATATCCAACTTTCCCCATATCCCAGATGCCAATAAAACGGCAACTGAAAAAAGCACCTTGTTTTCGGAATAGAATACCCCCTCCAGCTTTCATTGAAAAACAAAAAAAGAGGGTTGCTGCCCACGCAACCCCCGCCCGTCCCGTCGCCGCGGCCAGCCTATATCCTGAGCCGGTTTATCTCGGCATCCGACACTTCGAGGATGGTTTTTCCCAGTTGGAAGATGTGGAAATTGAAAAATTCGATAAGCCGGTCGATGTTGCGCGTGGCCGAGACGATCTGCACCAGCCGTTCGTACGCCTCTTCGTTGAGCTCGTAGTGTACGTGGTTGCGGCTGCTGTCGGAGGTCTTGACCACGAGGCCCATCCGGCAGAGGGCTTGCGCGCAGCGGTCGAAAGTGTACTCCCGCAGGCCCATACGGCGGCGGTACTCGGCCCGCGTGAAGTCGGTCTTCTCGCCGCGCCGGGCCAGATAGGCGATCTCCTTCATGTGTTTGAGGAAACGTTCCTCGTCGGGGTTCAGCAGGTAGGAAAACCCCGGATAACACTTCTCGAAAGATTGTCTGTTCATGCTTCGTTCTGTTCGGTTTCGGGATCGTCCGGCATGGCGTCGTTGACGTAAAAGAAGCGCAGTTTGCCGGCAATCATCGGTTTGTAGGTGTGATATCCCAGCGATCGGGCGTAAATCCCCACATTGACCCTGTTGGCGACGCGGTAGGTGTGCTCTTCCATGTGGCGGGCCATCTCGTCGAAAGTCATTGTTCGTTTCAGTTTCATACGAATTGAGTTTAATTGGATTTGATTCTATCCAAGAAGAATAGAGTCGACTCAATTCATACGGTTACGACTTATTTCATTTTGATTCGACTCAAGAGAGCGCAGGCAGTATTCCACGGCCTCCCGGTTCTCGGGCGCCGACCATGCGGCGATGATTTTCACAATCGTACGGGCCTGCACTTCGGGATCGGTGCGGCCTCCGGTGAGCAGATGCAGGCGTCCCTGTGTCGGGGTCAGTCCCGTTTCGCGAAGCAGGCAGCGTCCCCCTTGGTACATCACGCATCCCTCTTCGGTCGCCATAAGCTGCACCATCCTCAGCTTGCGGGTGCGCTGTCCGTCTGCTTCCCGCACGACGACGAGTCCCGGACGCAGCACGCTGCCGTAGCCGTGCCGGTAGAGCCGGACGATATCGTGAGGTGTTCCCAGACACATCTGCTCGCGGCACAGTTCGGCCCGTGTAGCGTCGACCGGAGCCCCGTTCTCTTCCATTACGGATGTCAGTTCACGCAAGAGTTTCAAGATTCCTTCTATCGGGTCCATAACCGTCCGTTTCGTTTTTCCCACAGCTCGATGATGTACTCGCGGCCTGCGGGGGGCCATCCGTCGATCTTGTATTTGTTCGTATGGCGCGTCCGGTGGTTGTACCACTCATAGATGTGCAGATCGCGCAGGTGGCGGAACTGAGGTTCTACGACCCACTCGCCGCTCACGCGCCGCTGCACGCCTTCGTCCATCAGGAAAGTATTCAGGGCGATGGCGCTTACGCCGATTTCGTTGGCTATCATCGTCGTCGAGAACCACTCGCGGTCCTCGACCGTCTGCCTGTAGTGTTCGTACTTGTAACGGTTCGAGTCGATGAACTCCCGCTGGGAGCGGATCGTGCGGTGCTGGGCGTCGATCAGCGCCAGTGCGTCTTCGTAGCTGGCGGGCAGAGGCGCGGGTTCCGCGACATCGGGGGCAGAGTTCTCTGCGGGTGCAGCCGCCTGTCCGGACGGCTGCGGGTTCTCGATCACGGCACACCCGGTCCGCATCAACTCGACGAGCTTCCGGCTGCACCATGCGGCGAAAGCCGGGGAGAGCCATCCTGCGAACTGCGTCCAGAGGTGTATCTCCAGCCAGGTCGCCCCGGCCGGCCCGCGCGAGGTGATGATCTGGCTTTGCAGGTCGGGCGAGGTGCCGTTCTCCACGAGTGCCTGCCGCAGCCGGATCGTCTCGGAGAGTTTGAGCCAGACGGCGGGCCGCTTGTCGAAAGGCCGTGCCATCTCGGTGGCGTTGACCATGTAGCGGCCGTCCGCGAGACGCATCGAGAACTTGTGTCCGGCATACTCTAGTTCGATGATCTGCAGCTCCGGGGAGTCGTCCGGAACTGTGATTGGGGACGGCTGGCCCATGCGGGACTTCTGGAGCGTCTGCAGCAGCTCCCGGCTCCGCTCGCGAAGCAGCTTGCTGCCGCGGGCCATCCACTGCACGAACGCCACGGCCTCGTCGAAGGAGGCGTACAGGTCGCGCGGATGCTCCGCGTCGAGGATCGCCATCGAAGGACATCGCCGGACGGCCGTACCGTCGCGCATAAGGGGAACGCGGTTGAGCGCCGTGCATAGGTCGTTCACGCATACCGAACCTACCTCTCCTTCCGAAGTCCTCCGCACGCGCACGAAGCCTTCGAGGTACGGGATCTTTTCGAAGCTACTCATCGGTCTCCTCCTTTCGTCTTTTGCGGCGCCGCTCGGCGCTCAGCTTGCGGCGCGACATCTCTTTGGGCTCATGGTAGCGGCGCACTTCACCGCACATGCGGTCGTACTCCTCGACGCGGAATATTCCGAAATCTTCATGCGGAACCACTTCCACCTTCTCTCTGGCGTAATGACGGAAATAGTAGCCGTAGCAGGAGATGTGGTACCCCAGACAGCACAGCGAGATCGACTGCACGGGAATACGCATCGTCTCGGAGGCGACATGCAGCGACTTGTGCATGGTGATCAGCACGCCTTGCCTGTTGAAGACCAGCACCATTTTGGAATCCTGGAAGATACTGTTACCGGCCATGGCTCTCTTCGTGGTTTCGCGCCTCGGCGTCCTGTCCGAAACGCGTTCGGTAAAACAGGCGGGTCATGTCGTCGCTGAGCGTGACGCCGAGGCTCAGCAGCTCTTCCATACGCAGAACCATGTAGGGCCAGAACCAAGATTCGACGTAAGCCATAAACGGGATGACAAGGCACTCTTCGAGGTAGAGGTTCCCTTCGGTATCCCGGACGCAGAGCCTCTCGCGGCTCAGTCCGTTCATCTCCATAAGCGGCGTGATCAGGCACTCCCTGAGCGAGAAGAAACGCTCGACGCCGAGTCCCTTGCCGGCATCGGCACGCAAGAGCGGTTCCGTGGCGTTGAAATAGTAGAGATCGCTGTCCGTATCGTGAAAGAAACGTAGCCCCTCGACAAGAGGAAATTTACTCTCGACGCACGGGGTCAGACGGACGGTTTTCATGTGTTCTTGTATCATGTATCGAAGCTTTGATTTGGCTGCAAATATATGTTTTAAGTTTTGAAATCAACGATTTTCTTGCGACAATTTTATTAGCGTAAATAATTATAAAATAGTTATTTGCGAGAATTTAATTGAAGCGAATCGAAGGTGTCGTGTGTCAGTATTCGCGTTTTGTTTTTCTGTTCTACGAACCGAAAAATGCTTTAATTCCGTTGTCTGCATTCGACACCCTGCGCGATCGACTTTTCCGTGTGTTTTCCACCCCTTGAGAGGGCGCGAAAAAAAATGAGGAAAAAAGTTTCGACTGCCTCCTGTCGGAGTCGATTTTCGGCTTGCGGCGGGCAAAACGGCTCCGACCCGCCGTCTGAATCCGCCCCTTTCCGTAATCCATTTCCGCACGCTTTTCCTACCCTTTGGGAAAGCGAAAAAATGCAGGGGAAAAATCAGGACGGGACCTTCAACCACCGGTTGTTGGAGTCGATTTTCAGCACGAGCAAGAAAGTCATTCAGGAGTACGTGCGTGAAATCGACCGGACGAACCGTTACAAGTCGGTTCGTTCGAATGTCGTGGCGGGTGTCGTTCTGGACGACCGCGCGAGACTCATCGACCTCTACGAAGCCTGCTTACAGCAGGACGCCCACATCCGGGCCGTGATCGAGACGCTCGTGAGCCAGATCCTCGGCGACCGCTACATGTTGGCCCGCCAGAACGACAAGGGCAAGTATATCAAGGACGTGGCCCAGACCCAGAAGGTGCAGGGCACGCAGTTCGACAAGATTATCCGGGGCATCGTCGAAGCCAAGCTCTACGGCTATACGCTGCTGGAGATCATGCCCGGCACGGATTCGCGTACGGGACGGCTCCGGGAGGTCAACATCATCGAGCGGCGCAACGTGTTGCCGAACCAATGCCGCGTGGTGAAGCGCCAAGGCATGTGGTCGCCCGGCTGGGATCTGACCGAACGGGCCTACCGCCGCAACTACATTCTGGTCAATACGGGCGATCTGGGTCTTTTCTCGGCCACGACGCCCCTGATTCTGGCCAAGAAGTTCACGATCGCCAATTTCGTGGGCTTTGCGGCGACCTATGGGCAGCCGATTATCCACGGCAAGACTGTCTCCGAAAGCAATGCCGACCGCAGACGTCTGGCAAACGAGATCGTCAATGCCGCACAGAACAAGGTCATTGTCACGGGACTCGACGATGAGATCGACATCAAGACCTTCACGATGTCGAACTCTGAGAAGATCTACACGGGCCTTATCGAGTTCGTCAACAAGGAGGTCTCGAACATGATCCTCGGTTCGGAGTCGATGGCCGGGGCCACGCAGAGCTATGTGGGATCTACGAAGGCGCATCAGGATATCTTCCGCGAGCGTATCGAGGTCTACCGCCGTTTCATCGAGAATGTGATGAACGAGGAGGTGGTGCCCTGTCTGGTGGATATGGGATATATCGAGGAGGGCTTGGAGTTCAAATACTCGAACCGCATCGAGATGAACAACGAGGACCGCATCAAGCTTTACGGTCTTCTGACGGACAAGTACGAGATCGCCCCGGACGAGGTGGAGAAGGAGTTCGGCATCCACGTCGGGCGCCAGCTCAACATCCTGCCCGAAGGAGGCTATGCGGGCGGAGGCTCGGGCGAGGGGCGCGCAAGCACCAACGACCGCCATATCATGTCCGACGAGGAATACTACAAGCGTTACGGACATGCCCGCGGCGCGCGGCAGGTCGTAAATTTTCTTCGGGGAGCGAAGTGATGGCCGCAGCCTCGCTCCCCGACAAGACGGACGACGGCACCTATGCGTTGCTCTTCGGGGCATTCTCCCGCCTGCTCGACCGTTGGGCGGACAGCGCCGAGCGGCTCACAGCCTTCGAGGAACTCGTCGAGCTGCGCGTGGGGTCGCTCGTGGGGTGTCTTCTCGACGGCTTGCGGATCGATTTGGATCGTGCCCTTGAAATCCTGCGCGCCAAGAACGATTTTACGACTGACCGGGAGCGCCGGCAGCGGGATATCCTCGTGGCGGGGCTCGAGAACATGATCGACTTCGCGGTGGCCGAGGAGTACGCCATGCTGTGCGAACTGCCCGCAAATCTCGAAGAAGAGGAGCGGCCGCAGTACGAGCGCATCTTCAGGCGCTACAACGGCCCGACGGCCCGGCAGGAGGATCTCGATGTGCGTTATGCCGCGGCGATGGCCGTCTGGTGGATCGGCATCTCGGAGGAGAGCGTGCTGATGTTCGTAACGCAGGGCGACGAGCGCGTGCGGCCGTGGCACGCCTCGCTCGAAGGCGTGAGCTATCCCAAGCGGGAGTTTCCTGCGGAGCTGATCCCGCCCATCGAGCACGGGTGCCGCTGCTACCTCACGGCCGCAGGCTTCGGGGTTGTAAGCGGGGCTGTGCGAGAGCCGCTCTCCGAAGCGCGTATCGACCCGACCTTCCGCGAGAGCCTCTGTCGGGGCGGACGCATCTTCTCGGCCGAGCATCCCTATTTCCGCCATCCGCTGCCGCCCGCCATGCGGCAGGTCGTATGGCGCATCAAGAGTAAATTCTACCTGCCATGAAAGAGATAACCCCCGAACAGTTTTACAAGCAGTGGCTGCGGCTGGGCCCTGCGGCCGCTACGGTAAGCCATTTCGAGCGTCAGGTCTTCGACTTCACGTACCTTGCCGGGCGTTTCTCCAAGGATCGTTTCGAGCGGTCGTTCGCTCAGGGCGGCTTCTACGGCACGCGGCAGCGGTGGGCGCCTCGTGCTTCGCGCTGGGGACGCCGCTTCACGCATCCCGTGCTGCGGCATTCGGGGCTGCTGGAACAGAGCTTATCGGGAATGCTGCGCAGCGACAACAAAAGCACCAAGCCGGCTCCGGGACGTAAGGCCGCCTTCCGCCGTTCGATCACCTATACGATCGAGGCGGCGCCTCAAAGCGTGGCGTGGCCCGGGCGCCGGGGCATACGACGCTCGGGTCCCACGACCTACGCCGCCGTGCATAATGCCCCGGACGGAACCTATTGGAGCAACCAATACCGCAAGAGCAAGGCTGTGCGCCGACAGTTCATGGGGCCCAACCGCACGCTCGACGCCGAGATCGCCCGCCATTACGCCTACATTTTCAACGGTCTGCCCGGAATACCCAACGCCCCGACGCCATGATCAAGGACAAACACGAAAAACGCACCGTAAGGACGACACATGCGGAACCGCCCCGGGAGACGCTTCCCGAGGAGGTTCCGCAGAATGCTCTGACGGAGATGTACCTTGCCGTACGGCGGGCGCTGCTCACGATCCGCGAGCGGGAGGACGATCCGGCAAGTCCGCCGTTTTTCAAGACCGTAGCCATCGACAACGGGCAGTTCGCACGGATCATACTTCATGACAATACCGAGTACGAGGTGGCGTTCCCCGCCGTATTCGTTCATTATACCAACGTCCGCTACCTCGTGCAGCAGCAACGTATCGGAGAGGGGCGCGCCACGATGCGCGTGCGCTTTATCCTCAATACGCTCAACAACTCGGACCCTGCGGCCGAGACCCTTCCGTTCGAGGTGTTCCGGCGCGTCAATCAGGCGATTCAGGATGCCAAGAACCATGAGTCGGCGCTCAACGAACGCTGCCAGCTGCTCTACTTCGATATGCCCACGTCGAGCAACATGCTGCAAGCCTATTGGGTCGATTACGAAGTCTGGTTCCGAGAGACCTCGGCATGGAAGTATCGCGACTGGGTGGAGCGCTACCTTGTCATGCCGCCCTTTACCGATCACGGCGACGCCCCGCAGCACGATGCCGCAGGGCACGGACGCCACCCGCATCCTACGGACCGCGAGGCTATACGCATCGAGCCGTCGGTCGGGGTGGAAAATCCGCAAGAGTCATAAAAAAACAGCACTCGATGAGTGCCGTTTTTAGAATGTGTGCGCTAAACTGCCTACATCAGCGATGCCGCAAGGTTGCGGATCGCTTCCAAACGCTTGGCCAGCGTATTGTCTTGACGGGCAACCTGCATATTGTAGCGGGTCTGCATATTGACCAGTGCGACCGGTTCAAGCCCCAATGCCGCCTCTATGAGCAGGGCGGTTTCGGTGTTCAGCGAGCGCTTGCCGTTCAGCAGTTCGTTGAACTGAGTGTAAGATATACCCATTTGCTCGGCAAGTTTGCGCTGTGAAATACCTCGGAACTCTATTTCGTCTTTGATGATTTCCCCCGGATGGATCGGATAGAACGGGTCTATCCTGTTTGCTATCGTTCCCATAGTGTTTATTTGTAATGGTTTGACAAATCAGCAATGCTGCATACGGCAATGTTCGTCTCGTTGGTCTCTCCGATGGTCGATACCCGGAATTCGACCCTGTACTGGTCGTTTACCCTGATCGAATAGAGTCCCGCCTTATCTCCCGTCAACGCCTCGAAACGCAGGGAATGATATAAATATAAATCTTCGACTCTTTGCGCCTCCTGTAAACGGTAAATACATTTGGCATAACCTTTCACGACACCTGGTTGGTAGCGGTGCTTTTTATCCCGGCATTTACCAGTTTCATACAGCTCTTTCAAGTATTCTTTCTCGAACTCGACCAACATTATCCACTGATTTAACGTATGCAAAGATAATGCTTATTTTGCAATATTCACAAAAAAGTGAACATTTTTATTGTGCCTATCCTTTCCGAATAGATAGGAGATGTTCAAATGTAGCAGGAGTTTCCTGCTCTCGGTAGATACGCCGGAGTCGGACGAGCTTGAAGAAGAGTGAAAAGAACGCGGCAGCCACCACAGGCTGCCGCGTTTGCAAGACGAAAAATATATTTTGGAATATACAAAATTGCACCGAAAATGTATTTTGGAAAATACAGTTCTCAGAACACGATCGCTTTAGCTGGATCGAAGGTATGGTGCTCTTCATGGGAAACATAACCCAACTGGTTGGAAAGGCACTGCGTGCGGCCGATCATGCGGTCTATGTTGCGGTGCGAATGGCCGTATATCCAGTATTCGACGGGGCCGGCTTCGATGAAGCTGCCCAGTTCCACGACAAAGGCGCCATTTAGGGAACTGCCCCGAAACTCCGGGGCCATCAGTTCATTGCTGGGCAGGTGGTGCGTGACCACGACGATATGGCGTGCCCTGCTTTGAGCGATACTTCGGCCGAGGAAGTGGAAACAGCGTACATGCTCGTCGTTGAACCGCACGAAATCCAGCGTCTTGCCGCTGCAGCATATATGTCGGAAGTCATTGACAGCCTGCTGCACGACGAAAGCCTCCGTCATGCCGATATAGCTCCAGAGCGTCGTGAGAATCACGTCCGTATCGTCCAGATGCAGCACGTCGTTGTAATGATACGCGACATTGGAACGTAACCGGCAGCTCCATCCATCGTGCAACGTATCCAGGTCGAAACCTCCGTAGAATTCATGGTTGCCGGGGATAACAGCTACTTGTTGGTAATTGTCCGATGCCCAATCCCAGAACGGGTGCTTCAGGCACTCCTTGTTACCGAGATAATGGTTGTCTCCGGCCACGATGAGCACGTTGCCCGCAACTTGTAGAGAATGCTCCTTCAGGTAACGGGAGTTCTCGGCCAGTTCCAGATGCAGGTCGCTGACGTATTGGATCTTTAACATGGCAAAGAAATGCTAATAGAGCAATCCGAACATCCAGAGCGGTATCTTGTTTCCGAAACCGAATTCGATATCGTCGGCAACGATATATGAATTTTCGACTCCCTGAATCTGCTGATTGGTTTTTCTTTTTCCGCCGATTTCAAGCGTATATTTTCTGTCCACCAATACATCGCCCCGGTCAATATAGTTTACCGTATGCTTGTATTTTAGCTGGTTGATGACGAACGTTTCGCGCATGTTGCCCATATCGGTATTGTCCGGCGCCAGAACATAGGCCATATTGGTATTGTCCAAATAGATCTTATTCGGTTTCTGGAGCAGGGAAATACCGTCGTTCTCCTTGTAAATGGAGCTCAGCAGTCGCGCCTCGGCCAAATAGTACAGGTATGCGATTAGCGTCTGGCGCGATATGCCTATCCGCTCGCTGAGCTTATTGACATTGGGAATGAAAGGCGCGGACGACGCCACGATCTGTAACAGCTGCCTTATCTTTTGCACATAGGCAATATCCATTCTGCGGAGCAACGGCAACTCGATCTCCAGAATCATATTAACCACCTCTTCGAGCCGGGCATAATATTGCTTCGGAGTTTCCAAATAGAACGGGTAATAACCGTTACGCAGGTAGTCTGCAAAATATTTCAGCGGCTTGGTACGGGCAAGTACCTCGCGTGAGATCGCCGTATGGTCGTTCAGGACTGCCTCCAGTGTTACCTTCTCCAATTCTGTCTTATGGTACATGCCCATATATTCCCGGAAAGAAAGACCCTGCATTTCATAGACGATGGCGCGGCGCGAGAGGTCGGCACGGGCATTCAGTATCTCCAACAGTGAGGAACCCGTGAAGACGATTTGCAGTTGCGGGAAATCGTCATAGAGGTTTTTTATCTCCTGCGACCACGAAGGGTACTTATGCACTTCATCGAGAAAAAGATGACGCCCTCCCCGTTTGACGAATTGGTCTGCCAGGTCGTAAAGTCTGTGACTGGAAAACCATATATTATCCAGATTGACGTACAACGCCTCTTCGGAATCCCCGTAATGGGTTTTGACATACTGGAGTATCAAGGTGGTCTTGCCCACACCCCGCGCCCCTTTGATACCTATGAGCCTCGAACTCCAGTCGATCTCCGAGGCAAGGGAACGAATGAAATCGGTCTGGACGAACGATAAACGCTGTAAATACCTTTCACGTAATGATTCCATGATTGTTCTGTTAAGTTCACTTTGCAAAGATACATATTTTCTGCTAAGTGTAATTAACATCTGATGTCTATTTTTGCAAAGTCCGGATTCCAATCCATAAAAAATGCCATTTTTTTGCCGCCATTGGTTTTCATCTTTTACGTTTGTTTTGTTCCTGCTCAAACAGTTCTTTGGGACTTACGGACAACTCCGGCAGCAGTTCCGTGATTCGGTCCAGTTGTTCGATGGCTCGCAGCAACGCCAACAGACTGACTAAAGAGAGGCCGGGATTGTTGCCGCGCTCGAAAGCCCCGATCGTAAAGGGGCTGACTCCCGATTTCTCGGAGAGGTGTTTGCGGGACAAGCCCATCCGCTTGCGGTATTCGCGCACCCGGCTGCCGAGCCAGACGGCGATTTCACGGTTACTCTGTGCGTATATGTCTTCCATAATCGGTCGTTCTTTTCTGTAAATATACAAAATATCTACCATTTTAGCTGTATTGCAAGTAAAAATGATAGATATTCTATACATTCTGTATCGCCATCCCGATTCCGGCGACAGGAGACAGTTTTGCTTAATATACAGTGCAAAATTCGACGTTTTCTGCATTGTATGTTGTGCATCTTCTGCTTAAACTCTTTCCTCTCTGACACTCTATTCTTCCCAAACGGCAAGGATGGATACCCACCAATTCAAACATATCATAGGTGACGTCCGCAGCGGCGAGGTTGCTACGCTCCGCTTCTACGGTAAGATCACCGAAGGCGCGGCCTCGCGTTTCAACGAAGAGTTCGACTACGCGGAGAGCTGCTCCCCGTCGCTGATCCGCATCCTGATCAATTCCGAAGGCGGTTCGGTACTGCACGGCATGAGCATGTACGCCACGATCCAGAATTCCCGCATACCTACCGAGTGCGTCAACGAGGGCATGGCCGCGTCAATGGGCTCGGTACTCTGGGCCGCGGGCGACAGGTCGCTGATGCGCGACTATGCGATCCTGATGATCCACAATCCCTTTCTGCCTTCGGCCGGGGACGACAAAGCCGGCGATATGGTCGCGGCCTTCACGCGCCAGATCCGCACAATCTACCGCAAGCGTTTCGGCCTGACGGAAGAGCACGTCGCCTCCATCATGGACGGTAAGGCCGGTAAGGACGGCACCTACTTCGATGCCGAGGGAGCCGTCGCCGCAGGCATCATCGCGCAGGACAATGTGCTGGAAACCTCGCCCCAGCTCTGCGAGCGGGTCCGTACGGAACTTTCAGCACTGGAAGATATGGGCGAGATACGCTCGATGATGGGCCGTATCAGCGCCGAGGCGGAGAGGTTCAAACTATCCGACAGCTCGGAGTCTACTCTTACCCGAACGACAACAAAACATGAAACGATGAGCAACGAAACTAAAACATCTCCCGAATACTCGGCCGTAGCGGCGACACTCGGTCTTGCGGACGACTGCCAGCCCAAAGACGTGATGGCCCGTATCTCGGAACTGCTCTCCGTGGAGGCCCGCTTCCGCGAGAAAGAGAAGGAACTGAGCGACGCAAAAACCGTCATGGCGGGTAAGGACGCCACGATCCAGAATCTTCAGACCAACGTCTCGGAGCTGACCGCCTCGCTCAAAGCCTATCAGGACAGGGAAGCCGAAGAGAAAGTCGCCCGCATCGAGGCGATGCTCGAGCGGGCCAAGAACAAGATTCCGCAGGAGGATCTTCCCAAATGGCGCAAGCTCGCCGAAGAGAATCCCGACTTGGTGGAGAGCACGTTGGAGAGCATTCCCGCCGTGGAGCAGATCTCCAAGGAGATTGCCTCGGATCAGACCGGCGTTCAGGCGGCTGCCGCAGCGGTTAAAACGGCCGAAGAGAAGATGGCCGAGAAGGTCTCGAAGGTCGTAGGCGAGAATTTCGAGTTCCGCACGCTCAAGTAGCGCTGCTTTTCCTTTCAACCAGACGCGGTCCCTGCCGCCTCCAAACGTAACCGGCTGTTACGGTTGTGACAGATCATAAGCCGAATTCTTACGAACCTTAAATCTGCACAGAAAATAATGGCTGATACGGTAACATTCTTACAAAACGGCTATAACGGCGAGGTCTTGGAGGACCTGCTGACCTACACGGCCCAAGGCAACGACACCTTCCGCGAGGGGCTCGTCCACATCAAGTCGGGCATCCAGCACAAATACACGCTTCCGGCCATCAAGCTGGGCGACATCATTCAGGACAACGTTCCCACGCCGCTGAGTACGCACGGCGCCAAGGGAGAGAACGGGGAGAACGAGTATCAGTTCACGGAGCGGTACCTCGAACCGCAGGAGTTCATGGTCTATCTGGAGTTCAACCCGCGCGACTACGAGAAGTATTGGAAGTTCGCGCAGCCGGACGGCAACCTCGTCTTCCGCGAACTCGATCCCAAGATTCAGGCCACGATGCTGCGTCTTCTGATGGACAAGAAGAACGAATACATCGGCAATGCGATCTGGACCTCGGCCAAGGGCGGCAAGACATCGGCCGGCATCACCAATCCTGCGGGCTGCATCGAGATCGGCCGCGGCAAGGAGAAGTATTTCGACGGGGTGATCAAAAGAATCATCGATAACGTGAACGCCACGGATGCCGAGACCGTCGCCGGGGGCCAGTGCATCGTCTCGGGCAATACGGAGCTTACGGACGGCGCCGCCGTAGAAGCGGCCCTCTATGCCATGTGGAAGAAGTGCCCCAAACAGATCCGCAAGAAGTCCTCGCTCTCGTTCATCATCGGCTGGGACGCATGGGACGCCTACGACCAGTACATCTCCGACAAGCAGGTCAAATACTCGGAGAACACCGAGGTCAACCGCTACCGCTTCAAGGGCAAGAAGATCATTCCCATTGTCGGCATCCCGGAGCATACGATCCTCTTGGGCGAGTTCTCCACGGGCATGGAGTCGAACCTCTGGATGGGCGTGGACTACGCCAACGACACGGAGGTGCTGAAAGTCGACCGCCTGCAGTCCAACTCGGAACTCTTCTTCTTTCTGATGCGAATGAAGATGGACGTGAACATCGTGCGTCCGGCCGAGATCGTCATCCACACCGCCTACAAGAAAGCCTGAAACCCATAGCGCACCATAACCTGTCGGGGGACCGGGGCCGGACTCCGATCCCCCTTTTTTCAATCGCACACGACCTATGGCCAAGAAAATAACCGATACCGCTTCTGCGGCCGCGCCGCAGGCGAAGGCGATGGCTGCCCCAGTTGCTGCCGAGCCTTCGGCGGGCAATGAGGCTGCGGGCGAAGAGCCCGGAAGCGAAACGCCCGATCCGGACAGTCCGGATACCGGAGAAACAACGCCTACGCAGCCCGAGACCGGCGAAGGGACAGAATTCGAGAATAAGACGCCAGACTATGCCGATCGGTTGCTGGAGGTCTTCGACCAGTATCCCAAACTCTACATCGACCGTCAGGGCAGCACCTATACCGAGGATACTCCGGCTCCTTTGCGCGCGGATGCCGCGCTTTACGACAACCCGTACCACAACGCATAAACTCCAACTCCAATGGCATTAGGCAACGTATTCATCAAAGACGTCGACGGCAACATTCCGTACCAGACACCCTCCGATCAGGAGCGCGTCACGGGCCTGCTGTTCGACGTATCGCTCCAGCCGGAGCTCTTCACGGCCGGCTATGGCAAGATCAACGAGAACAAGCTCAAGTTGAACGACGTGGTCTACGTCACCAGCCGCAAATCCTCGATAAACGATTTCGGCATCATCGAGTGGAGCGACGTCGTGGACCCCGATCAGGAGACGACCGAGAACTTCATGTACGGAATCCCGGCTTACCATATCCGGGAGTTCTTCCGCCTATCAGGCGGCGTGGACAGCAGCGGTAAACTGTATGTCATGTTCGCCGACTGCTCCACGGACTGGGACGCCATCGACGTGATGCAGCGCGCTGCGGGCGGCATGATCAACCAGCTCGGCGTATGGACCGAGCAGCCCTTATGGAAGGCCAACGGCGATACGGAACCTTATAACCTGAATCTCGTACGGAGCCTGAATGACAAGGCCGAGGCCATGGCCTCGCAGAACCAGCCCCTGTCGATCATCCTCTCGGCGAACCCTTCCTCGACGGGCGCACAGACTACGGCGGGCAGGCAGATCGACCTTATGAAGATCCCCACGGCCATCTGCGAGTCGAGTCGCGTGAGCGTCGTCTTCGGGCAGTCGGCCAGCGATATGATCCGCCGCATCCAGCACCGCAACCCGACGAACGCGCCCGTAGGTTTTCTCGGAGCTGTGATGGGGGCTATTGCACGAGCCAATGTGCAGGAGTCCGTGGCGTGGGTCAAGCAGTTCAACCTCTTCGCCGACGACTTTCAGGAGATCGAGCTCGGGTTCGGGGACACGAATCTCGGCGCCGATGACGAGTTCGTGAGCCTGAACGCTTACGAGTCCCTCTCGCCGGTGCTGCTCGACGAACTCGATGATAAGGGCTACATCTTCCCGATTAAGTACGCCGGCAGGGAAAACGGCATCTATATCTCGCGCGACCAGACCTGTTCGCACGGCGATTTCCGAACCATCGCCCGCAACCGCACGATCAACAAGAGCCGCCGCAAGGTACGCGAAGCATTGTTGCCGTATGTAAACTCCCCGCTGATGGTCAATCCCTCCACGGGATATCTCGCGGCCAGCAAGATCTCGGCTTTCAAAACCCTCATAGGCGATATTCTCTCGAAGATGCAGGCCGCGCAGGAGATCGCAGGCTATGCCGTGACGATCGACGAGAAGCAGAACGTACTCGTGGACGATACGCTCCGCATCGGATACGTCATCGTACCTGTGGGCGTCGCCACCCGGATTTACGTCGAGGAGGGGCTTTCATTAACCGCAAACTAAACCTGCCATGCCTGTAATCAATAACGTAGCCTATTCGTGGTCGATGATAACCCTCTCCTCGACCGCTCTGGGCATCGAAGAGGGTTCTACGACGCTCGAAGGGGTTTCGGGCATCAAGTGGAGCAAGAAACGCAAGATCGAAAGCAACTACGGACTGGGAGGCAAACCCGTGAGCCGCGGCTTCGGGAACATCACCTACGAGGCCAGCATCACCATGGACTACGCCACGCAGGAGACCCTGCGCTCGATTTACGGATCACTGATGTCAATCGGCGAGTTCGATTTGATTATTTCGTTTGCAAATCCTTTGGCATCAGATGATTGGACGACAACAACGGTCACTTTGAAGGGTTGCGTTTTCGACGAGGACTGCCTCGAGAGCCAGCAGGACGACACCAACATCACGCACGAGTTCCAGCTTCATCCGTTCGACATCCAGATCGGAGCAGGAGATACTATCTAAGAATTTTCACTCATTGACACTGCATGCAGGGTATGGCTCAATAGCCGTACCCTGTCGCTTATTATAGCTATATAATCTTCCTCTTCCCGATATGGAGCATGGAATTAGGGTGTAACTATTTGCCATAATTTTGTAAGCGAACAATTTAACTCTAAGATTTTATGGCTAGTGTAAAACTCCTTTTAAACAAGTATCGTGCGCGTCGAGACGGCACTTATCCTCTGGTTTTCCAGCTGATTCACAATCGTCAGAAAAAGCTACTCTACACGCCTTACAAACTCTATTCAGATGAATTCGATGCCAAGAAGGGCAAAGTGCTTCATGTGTCGGACGAACGTCGTAACGAACGTGAAGTCCGCCGTATCAACCGAGACCTTACCATGCAGCGTAAAAGTATCGAACGGCACATAGAGACTCTTGAGCTGCGGCGTGCAGAGTACAGTGCCGCGGATGTGGTCTTTCGTTATCGCATCGAGCACGACAGCATGAGCCTGCTGAATTATATGGATATGCAGATTGAGCGTAAACAGAGCCAGGGCAAATACGGTATGGCTGCAGCACTACATAGTACCCGGGCATCACTGGCTGCTTTCATCGGTTTGCGGATCGTACGTTTGAATGACCTGAACACTCCTTTCGTTCGAGAGTACGAGGATTTTTTAATGAGACGGGGCGTTTGTCCCAATACCATCTGCTACTACATGCGAAATCTCAAATCGGTTTTCAATCAAGCCGTTCAGGACGGACACTCAATGACTATCGCCAATCCTTTCCGGTTTGTTCGCATCAAGCAGACCAAGACGGTCAAACGAGCGTTAGAACGCGATAAACTGCGGCTGTTATCGAATATCGATTTTTCGAGATATCCGCATCTCGATATGGCGAGGGATATTTTCCTGTTTGGATTCTATTGCCGAGGCATGTCGTTTGTCGATGTCTTACATCTTAGAAAGTGCGACGTCATCAACGGCGTTATCGGCTACCGGAGACATAAAACAAACCAATGGCTACAAATCGCTGTAACGCCACAACTCGAACGGCTCATGCGGAAATATGAGAACCCGTCGCAATTCGTATTTCCAATTTTGGCAGACGTTCCTGCGAAAGAACAATACCACCTTTATCGACTTGCTTTAGAGCGTGTTAACCGCAATCTTAAAAGAGTAGCTAAAATGTGTAATGTAGAGATTTCGATAACTACGCATATGAGTCGCCACAGTTGGGCTACACAGGCAAAAGAAGTAGGGGTTCCAGTGGCGGTAATCAGCGAAGGACTGGGACATACCTCGGAAAAGACGACACGAATTTATCTAAAAGAGTTCGAGCGTAGCATCGTGGATGCAGTCAACGAAAAAGTCACTGCACTGTAA